CTGGTCGAGCGCCGGCGCCGCATCGCTGCGCATCGCCGTCGTCGCCACGCCGTTGACCGCGCTCAGCCCAATCTGCGCAGTCGGGTTGGCGAATCCGGCAAACTGACCGGGCAGGTCGCTCGGCACGATGGCGCGAAACGACGGCAGGCCGGCGATCACCGGCGATGCGAGAAACAGATTCGCCGACAGCGTCGGCAGCGTGTGGTGCACGCCGAGCAGGTCATGCGGAGAGGGTGCGCCGGTGGACCCGCCGCCCGTTCCACCCAAAATGTATGCTCCGCCGCTGCGATCCCCACCCGCGCGGCTGCCCTGTGCAACATACCGCCCGCTGTCATAGCGCAAACGAATTTCGTCGCCGGCGGACGCAGCGCCAGCCAGATCGACTCTGCGCACGATCTCGCCGGACGCAAGCTGCACATCCACCGTGCCGAGCGGTGACACGCTTAGCACAGTGCCGGACGCATCGGGCTTCGGCGGACGATTCAGGTAGTCGCCGAACAGCGTGCTGGGCCGGTTCATGCTACATACCTCCGCAGCGTGTAGCTGCCGATGCATTCAGCACCATTCGCGCGTAGTTGCACCTGTGTAACCACATGGTCGCTCGATGGATGTTGCGGCGTATCGCCCGGGCCGGCATAGACCAGCGCGATCTTGTCTTCGGGCTGCGCTTCGAGCAGCCCCACCCCATCGATGCCGCGCACCTCGTTGAATTCAGCCGCCTCGCGCATTAGCAACTTCGCCTCATTGGCCGCGTCCTCTGCTGTCAGAACGTCATCATTCATGCTGGCTGCAAAGCTGTAGCCCTCGGCAGCGATGATCGTCGCGTCGGCATATTCGCCGGTCGACTCGCCGGCCACCAGATAGTGGCCACGCTGGTTCAGATCGGTCATCGTCCACTGGTCTTGCCACAGATTTTCATTCAGCGCGCCCGCGTCATCGCGCACAATGAAGCGGCTGAACTCCACCACGCCAGTAGGTGTCGTGCGTGTGCGCAGTCGGCGCGACTGCGAGACCGTGCTGATTGCGCTTGACACGCTCGACCCGCGCTGCGCCACATAGCTCTCCAGTTCCTCGCCCAAATCCAGCACGCGAATCGTCGCGATGTAGGCCGGCACCGAGAGCGCATAGTCCATCGAGATCGTGCTGGGCGTGTCTTTGCGGAACGAGACTGTGCCAGTGGTCAGGCGATCCAAATTGAATGTCCAGATTGGCCGCCCGTTGATCTCCACCGTGATGAGGTTGTCGCGCACGGCCACGCGCAGGTCGACCAACCGCGCCACATCTTCGCTGATCGTGTAGTTCGGATTGCTGCCACTCACTGTGCCGGCCACGTTCCAATCAGTCACCGGCACCGCAGCCCACTCCAGCCAGCGCACGCCATCTGCAGCTGCGCTGATGTCCGTCGACGTAGTTGCCAGCCCCACGCGAATGACGCCGGGCCGGCCAGCGGCATAGTCGGCTGCGGTCGCATATTGCCCGATCCACAGTTGATAGTAATTGCGGAACGAGATGCGCAGCGCGTTGGCGTTGATGATGCCGCCGGCGTTGGTGCTGTTGCCCGGCACATGCACGCGCGCATCGAGTGTGAAGTTTGCTAGGTTGCCGTCGATCGGCAGTGCAGTCGGCGTCGTCGAAAGTGTCGTGGTGACCGGCGATGCCGGCGTGGTGAAGCGATTGCGGAATGCCGGTGAGCGCAGGCCGGCCAGCGCAGCCATGCGCCGGATCACATCTTCAATCGATTGATACGAGCCGCTGAAGCAGTCCCACGACGCGACTTTGATCGACGGCAGGTTGCCGGCGGCGTCACGGGGCGAATATCGCACCGGCGCATCAGCGTCATGCGTGGTTTTCTTGGTGCCAAATTGCCCGCGACCGCTCACGATGGCGATGTCACCATTGCCCGCAAACGTCACAGGGTCCGTATCCTGCACGTTGTTCTCGTATGCTTTGTCGAGCGAGATATACGATGTACTGTTGATCGTCGGGCTTGCGATCTTCGTCGCACTCGCCACGTAATACTGTTTGTCGCCGCGAATCACCCCGCCGTTACGGCTGGAGATTTCCACCAGCAGGCCGGCTGCGTTGGGGATGTCGCCGAAATCGTCACCTGTCACAATTGACATGCCATTCGCCAGCCAATTGCGAATCACGCTGGTCGGGCCGCTCGCGGCAGCCAGCGGTGCGTAATATGTCGGGATCAGCGTCCATGTGACCTGATCCTGCATCCCGCGCCGATAGAAGGTGAAGCCGGCGTAACGCACGCACTCGTCCTCGACATCGAGCATGCCAGTTGCTGGCAGGTTCTTGGCGGTCGGCGTGCCGGCGAACACATAGCCGTGATGGAACACAGCGCGCCACACGCTCGGCTCGCTGCCCGACGAGTAGAACGCATCGTCAGCCAGCGCAATGGGGTTGGTCTGTCGATCCCAGCCCACGCGGCTGCCGCCGGCGCCCTCGCTACCACTGCGCAGTCGAAGGGTCACACCGTCGGATGCGACGAAGCGCATCGCGATGGCCGTTGAGTCGTCGCTTACGAATGCCGCGCGACCGGCGATGGCACGCGGCGTTTTTGTCGCGAGCGGATCGATCACGATCTTTTTGCCGCCGTATTCGTTGTATGACTTTTTGCCGCAGTTCGCATATCCCCATTCATCAGCGGGGTACAGGTTGTACAGATACGCCGTCGTGCCATTTGGGATGCCGGCACCATAGGTGGGCGTCACTGTCACGTTGTTGCTGCTGATGGCTGTGATGCGATACCGCGCATCGCCGTAGCTCGGAATTAGCAGGCGCACGTATTGACCGACTGCAAAATTGGAAGGCGTACTGATACAAACCAGCGTCACCTTGTCGGCGCTGGTGGAGCATTGCATCGACTGCGTGCCAAAGTCCGCAAGCGCAGCGTAATTGCCGACCTCGGTCAGTGTTTGCTCGATGTCGTCATAGGCCGCCGCCGCAAAGCTGGGGATATCCACCCACACATCTTGCCCCGTGGCCAGTCCGCACCAGTCGCGGCCAAACTGTGCGCGCTTTGCCTGCCAGTCAAACACAAAATCGGCGATGAGCGTGTAGCCAGCGTTGGCCGCCCAGGTGCTGGTGCTGGTCACGCGCATCTTTGCAAACAGCAACGCGCGCCGTCCGCTGATCATGCCTGCAAGATCATAGGTCTGTGCCGGCGACATTGCCCATGCGTTGTTGAGGCGTGGCGACGGGCCATTGATGGCCGCTGTGCGCGCACCATTCACAACCGCAGATTGCCAGAGGCTGTTGATGTGCGGCGAGAGGTTCCAGCCTGTGTCGGCCTTCTTCGGGTCGGACGGGTCCACAGCGTTGAGATTGAGCCGGCGCAGCACCGGACGGTCTTTCGCGCCACCTTCGGCCCAGCTCGATTGCTTCGGCACCAGCAGCACATTGCCAGCGCCGGAGTCCGACGCGCCAAAGACAAACCCGAATGAAGAAAGGTGATATGCGTCACCACCAGACGGCGTGATCGTCGCCTTCATCAGCGCGTCGCCGCCCTCACCCGCCTCGCAATACGCGATGAGTGGATCGTTGCGCCCGGTGTATGTCCAGCCGGCCAGGCCGTCTGCTTTCACATCAACTTGCGGTGTTTTGATGATGAGATCGGCTAGATCTGCGAGCTGCTTCAGCGTGTTAACGCGCGTCTCAAACGGCATCTCCAGCGGCAGATTGGTGTCGATCATGCGCTTGTTGCCGAGATCGCGCGCGGTCACCTTTAATGTCGTACGCCCGTCGATGTTGATCGTCTCGCTCACATCGTCAATGCCATACACGCCCACGTCGGCCAACGTTCCGCCCTGCCCTGACTGCAAATACAGCGTGCCGCCGCGTCGCACGTTGGCGTTGTTCGTAAGCGCGCCATTGCCGCCGGCGACTGGCGGGTTAAGCAGCGTCAGCGTCAGTTTGTCCGCGCCGTTCGCCACCTGGTCGAGCGACCACTCATACAGGTAATCGTCGAGCACCGTCTCCAGCGTCGATGCGCTCGACTGCACCTTCGTCGCCGGCGCGCTGTAGCCGGCGTTGTTGCCGGCGCAATACACCACCGTTGGCGAATCGCTACGCATCAGCAGCGTGCCATAGAAGCGCGATTGCGCGATGAAGAAATTGCGCTCTCCGAAACTCCAGTTCAGGCCGTCAGATGAGGTGAGATAGCAGTCGAACGCCGTGACGAACTCACTCGACGATGTTCTGCTGAAGCGTGCCGTCAGGTAATACAGCCCGTTCAACTTGCTCACACTCACCGGCATCAACAGGATGTTCGCTGATTCTGGATCGAGCGGGATCACTGGTCGCACCTGGCTTTCGATGCCGTTCTGAATACTCCACATCATCGCGCGGCCGCGCGTCTGGTCGCTGGCGATCACCACCGTGCGCCCGCTCGTCGTGTCATAGAACGCGTTGATGAATGCGCAATACTTCGCATTGCCATACCAGTTGCCGGCATAAGCTTCTGTCAGCGGCATCTGAATCAACGTGTTGAGCGCGATCACCGTGCTGGCGTCGGGCAACCAGTAAAACTGCAGCGTGCTGAGTGCCGCCGTGAAATCATGCACGCCGACGGCGACCACCACACCACCACCATCGGTTGGACACACCGCCTCTACCCGCCGCACCAGCGTTGATGTATTTACGAACATATCGCCAAACGCCGGCCCATGATTCGACCAGCTCACGGTGACGGGGTTGCTCGTGCCTGTCAGCGTGGCGCGCTTCACCTGCACGCCGGCGCCACTGATGTCCGCGCTATAAACGCGAATCGTGCCGGCCTCATTCACCAGCCCGTGCCGCATCGTGTTGTATGCAATCGATGTGGCCGACGCGCTGCTGAGCGCATAGTCGGCGTTGTTCGATGTGTCAAACACGCGCAGGTAACTCGTGCCGTCGGTGCGGCGAAACGCGGCATAGGCCAGTGCACCAGATGCGCGCATGACGAATGACGCGGGTAGTTCGGTATCCAAAAGCGCCGCGCTGGGTGAAGCAAACAGCGCAAACGACAGCAGCTCGTTGCGCGCCTTCACAGCGTGAACTGGCGCGACGATGCTCGCGCGCTCGGCATTGATGATGGTGCTGCCAACGTTTCTCATGGCGTTTTCACTAGCTTGACCGTGGCCGTGTAGACCGCGCTGCCGCCATCCAGATTCTTCCCCACCGGCTTTGGCTTGGTCATATCGGTGATGGTGGCGTTGCCCTGATTCGTGCCAAACTCATCGATGAACGCCAGCGTGTTGCCGGCAACCGTGCGGTCGAAACGCCATGTGCGAAGTTGGCTGTAGCCCGCGTAACCCGATGCCGGCACATAGCGCGCTTTGACTACATACGACCATTCTTCCAGCGTGGTGCCAAGCGATTTGTACGTCTTGTTGTTCAGCGTCTTGCGCACCTGGTCATTCGCGTCCCATTCGCCATCGATGCTGCCATACACAATGTCCAGTTTCAGACCGCCGAGGGTGATATAGCAATTTGCCATGTCTATCTCGCTGCTGCCTCACTGCGCATATGCGCGACGGCCACCACTGGCCACGGCTCCTGCGATGCGATCATGCACAGCAGCCGCGATCTGCTGCCCGTCGACGTTCAATTGCACTTGGATTGGCTGCTGGCGCTGCGAACTGCGCACAATTTGCCGCGTAGCACGGCTGCCGCTTTCGCGCGCTGCTGCGCGGTCGTGCGCATCATCGTTGTTGTTCGTCGGGCCGGTTGGGACGGTCTGGCCTCGCCCTTCGTCGGGATTCAATGTGTGTCGCTCACCGCCACCAACCGCTGCGTCTCCGGTCAGCCCGCTGCCAGTCGCCACACCTTGCACAGCCTCAGACGTACTGCGCGCCACGGCCTCGGCCGCGCGCACCGCAACGCTTGCTGATTCGCGTATGCCGTTGGCAAGGCCCTGCACGATCATCCTGCCGTAGTAATGCATCAACATGGATGGCGAGTGCATATCAAGAAAGTCCGCGAACTTGCCCAACGCGCTTTTGATCAGGCCAATCAAAAACTCTTTGATCTTGTTGCCGGCGTCGACCATGCCTTGGTGGATGCCGTCGATGATGTTCTTGCCGAGCGCCAGCATCTTTGGCACAAGATCGCGCAGGAACTGCACCACCGCGTTGAACTTGCCTTCGAAGGCCTGCCGCAGCGTCTCTAGCGCGCCTTTCGTGTCGCCGTTCAGCAGTTGCATGCCGGCCTTCACCACGGCCAGCACCGTGTCGACGACGGTCTTTACCACCACTTTGATTGCGCCAAACACCGTTTCGAAAATCGTTTTTACGATCGGCAGCGCAGCCTGCACAACTGGCGCAATTGCGTTGACCACTGTCGTGATCGTCTGTTGGATCAATGGCCAGTTAGCCTGAAACCACTGCACGATCTGACCAGCGATTTCTGCGATGAAACGGAAGATCGGCGCCAGTGGATCGTTGATGATGGCGACCACCGCTGCAATGCCGGCCGCAATGACAGCCTGGATTGCCGGCCAGTTAGCCTGAAACCACTGCACGATCTGACCAGCCACGCCCAGGACGACTTGAAAAATCGGGACGAGTGGATCGCTGATGACCGCCACAACTGCGGCGATGACCTGGCCGACCACTGCCTGAATCGCCGGCCAATTAGTCGTGAACCACGCCACCACGCCCTGCACCGCGGCAATGATTTGATTGACCACGCCCATAACCGTGGTCACCAGTTCAGGCGACATCCCGAGCGCCTGCGCGATCAGCACCGGCGAGCCGCTGCGCAGCGTGGTGATGATCGTCGGCAACCGCCCGATGGTGTTGATGATCCCTTCGAGAATTGGCGTGGCCATCTCCACGCCCTTCCCTATCGTCGTCGCCAGAAACGTCGCAAAGCCGGCGATGCCTGCTTGCACCTGTGGCGAGCCAAGGAACGTCAGCAGGAATTGCAGCTTGTCCTTCAGGACTTCGAAGATGGGCGCGCCGATCTGGCGGAGCGTGCCGGCCACCCAGTCCTGCAAGTTCGACATCATGCCCTCGAACGTCTTCGATTGGGCATCCATCATGCCGCCATACTTCTTCTTCATCAGTTGAAGCACGACTTCTGTCGCCTGCGGCAGCGGCGACATCAACTGGCCACTCTTCGAGAATTCAAGGCCAAGTTTGGTCAGCTCTTCGCGCGTGATGATGCCGAGTTCCTGGAACCGGCTGATGACTTCGCCAGTTGCACCGGCGGAGAATTTGCCGATGTAACCCGCGGCCTCTTCGAAGGAGATGCCGGTGCCGGACGCTACGTCACCAGCGATGGTGCGGATCTGCTCGCCGCTGAAACCAAATTTCTTTGCGGCTTCTTCGGAGTGCAGGCCGAAGCCCTGAATGATCTTGTCGGCCTTGACGACCTCGGGCAGTTCGAAAGGGGTACTTGCGCCGAACTTGGCAAGCTCTTCGAGGCGTTTCTTTGCAGCGTCGGACGAGCCGAGCAGCACCTGAAACTGGGTTTGGTAGCGCTCGAATTCGGCGTTGCCGCCGATCATGCCGTCGACCAGCTTGCCGAAGCTGGCTTGTATCTCGCTGAGGGCGCCGGAGATCAGGCCGCCTGTGGCCACGGCAAACGCATCGCGAAAAAAGCCGCCGACCTTGCCCACGGCGCTGCCGGCGGCATTCGCGATGTTGCCGACCGAGCGCCCAATCCCACCCAGGATGCCGGACGCTTTGTCGACCGCATTGACGACGATTTCAACGACTTTGCTCACGATGACCTGCCATTCCGGCTATAAAGACCTGCTATTGCGTTACCGCCTTTGCTTCGTCGAGCGCACCAATCAGGTTCCACATGCGCAGCATCAGCGCAGCGCTTTCTTTGAGCAGCACCGACGGCGGCAGCTTCAGCCGGTCCACCATCGCGGCCAGCGTAACGTCGAACGGAATCTCGACCTCTACGCCCTTCACCCACATCTCGATGAGAAGCCGTTCGTCGTCCGTTACGCGGCTTTCTGAAAATTTGCGAGGCTCTGCATCTCCTCCAGTAGTGGCATGACCATGTCGAGCGGCAGCGTCATGATGGCGTCCTGCGTGATCGGTTCGGGCACGCGCCGATACATCTGCTCGATCTCCTCATCGCTCAGGTCTTCACCGGCTGCCAGCGGGTCATGCGCAGGGTTGAGTGGTTCAAGCGTGCTGATGCTCCACCGCTTGATCAAGCGTGAGGCCAGCGCCACGCCCTGCTCAAGCTCAGTCTCTCCGGCTCGCGACGCTTCGAGGAAATCGGCCAACGTCGGTTTCGTCCGAATCTCGAACCATTCGTCGTAGTCGCCGCCAGACACGACGCGCTTGACCATCGGGTTATAGCGCCGGCGCCCCTTGATTATTTGTTCAGTCATGTTTACGGTTGCAGGGCGCGCGCCGGCCAGCCGTTGCACGTGCCATCGAACTCAAATGACCATGCGCCCTTGTCTTCAGGCATTGCCATCTTCCACCCACCCGGCAAGAAATAGCCGGTGTAGGTCGGCTTGCCAGTGCCGTCGCCGTCAGGACGGATCTCGTAATAGATGCGACCGCCCACGCTGTTCGATCCCTCGAACAGCGGCTCCAGCCAGTCAGCGTTGTATCCAGCGATTTTCGCCGTCGCCGCCGCGCCCGTGCCACCGCCGCCCGTAAACGACACCGCCGGCGCAGATGTGTAGCCGCTGCCGTTGTTCGTGACGATCACCGCGATCACCTTGCCCGTCTGCGGGTCGATCACTGCCGTCGCCGCCGCGCCCGTGCCACCGCCGCCCGTAAACGACACCGTCGGCGCAGATGTGTAGCCGCTGCCGCCGGCAGTTACGGCGATGGACACCAGCACGCCGATGGCGCCCTTCTTCGCATACAGCGTGCCTTTCATCGATGCCGTGCCGGCGCCGTCGACAGGCTCAACCTCACAGTAGGTGATGATCTCCTCAACGTTCTTCTTGCGGTCTACTTCAATCTTGGCCGCAATGTCGCACACTGCATACATCGCCGTGGCGCTTGCACCCAGCAGCACTGTCGCGTTCTTGCCGGTGATTTTGTTGCCTTGCATCTTGCTCCTTGTCAGCCAACCGCTTCGGGCGTCGGCTCAACCGCCGGCAGCCCTTCGACAGGCTCAGGGCCGGCTTCATATTGGACCGGCACACACATCCCAAAATGCAGCCAGCGCTGCAAGATGGTCTCGCCGCCGATTTCCTCTGTGGTCATCCGCGTGCCGGCGGCCAGTAGCTCGCCATCGCGCAGAATGTTCGTTGTGAGTTGATACATGTCACTGCTCCAATCGCTCAGTAAACATGAGCGTGCATTCCACGCCCAGATAGCGCACGCCGCTGCCCTTTGGAAACTCAAACACGCCCGGCTGAATGCGCGCATTTGTGATGCTGATTGTGTCGAGCGATTCCGGCAGGCCATCTCGCATCGTCAGCACCGCATCTGCATACGCCGCTGCATACAGCACCAGGTCTTCTGCCGCATCCGTCAACCCGAAGCCTTGCGCCAGCGCGCGCCACAGCAGCAGGTCGGTGATGTTCCATGTCAGTTCTGCTGAGCCGCAATACGTCGGGAATGCGAATGCGTTCCCGTCGAGTTGACTAACCGGCAACAGCAGCCGCAATGGCAACTCTGCCGACGCTTCGCTGTTGCGCAGTGTGTCCAGATCACGCACCGCCGGCTGCACGATTTCGGCCTGCGTCGGTGACGCGAATGACACGGACGTGCCGGCCACAAAGCGATAGATATCGCGCAGCACGCTCATCGGTTCCCCCTGCGCAGCGGCTGGATCATGTCGTAGATGTCCGACGGCAGCCGGCTCGGCATGATCAACATGCCCGAGTCGCTCGCGATGGGACGATCCTGGTCCCCACTCGTGTCACGCTGGCGATACAGCCACGCCACCGTGCGAATCACCGCCTGCACCGCCACATCGAAGTGCGGGCAGGTGTCGTCATAGCCCCATGTGCCAGTGATCGCCACTTCGCCGTCTGGGTTGAACAACCATGCGCGTGCGCTACCAATGCGCACCATCGAATACGGCTTGTAGTTGCGCGGCTCCAGCTTGTAATCCGTGGACGACACAGTTGCGCCCGTGCCGTCCATCAGATTTGTCACCGTCAGCAAGTCATCGTCCAGAAACAGCAGCGCGCCGGCGACATGCTCTTGGCCGTAATACCGAGTCGCTGCGAGCGGCTCGAATCGCCGGCGTGTGCGCTCTTCGATCAGCGACTGCGCAGCGTCGATCAGCCGCATGAGCAGCGCGTCGTCCTTCGACGCAACCGGCGTGCTGATGTTCAGGTATTCCCTGACCTGGTCGAGCGTGACAATCGCCATCAGTCAGTTGCCATCAGTGCAGATCACGCCAGGACGTAGACGGATTGCGTCAGGCCATTGCTGGCCGCCGGCGCTTCGCGCAGGTTGTGCTTGAGGCTGGTGAGGGCCATCGGCGCGTTCTTCGCGTTCGTCACGCGATACGCCACCGTGAAGAAGATATAGCCATTCTTCCAGTCGAACTGGTCAGCCTTCACCTCAATGCAATACAACTTGTTCTCGCCGGTTGCGTCATCGATCTGCGCCAGCGCTGCGCCGGTCAGGTCTTTGGTGTTGCCACCGCTCGCGGCATCGGCCTGCACGATTTTGAAATCGAGCTGGGTCGACGCATCGCAATTGCCGACATCGATCAGCACGACCGCGTTCTCTGCGCCAACGATGCTTTCGCGCGTGCCGGCGTTCACGTATGCGCCGGTGCCGGCCACGATCTGCGGTGCAAGCAGTTGCTTGAACACCGTGTTTTCAGTGAGTGTGTGCATGTGATTGCTCCAATTGCTATAGATTGCCAAGGCATGTTTGCGCTCCAGCATCAGCCGGAGCGCAAACCCATCAGCAAACCAAGAGTCAAACTAGACCGACACCTTGACCGCGGCCATGCGATAGCCCTCGTTGAGGAACGCACCCAGCCGGCGGCGCATGATGAACTGGATCACGTTGCGGCTGGCCAGCGGGCTGTCGAGATAGCGCTCGATGCTCATGCCGATGCGATCCACGATCTCGTAGGCCTTCAGATCGCCGAAACCGACCGGATAGGCGTTGGCCGCCACGTCCGGCATCACTTCGTTCTCGCTGAAGGCATACCCGCGCAGCTGCGTCGTCTGTTGGCCGAGCTGCGTGTTGCGCTCGGTCCACAAGAATGGGCCGGTCGCGCCGTCCTCGCGCATCTTCGAGATCGCCGACGCGGTGCTCTTGTTGAACACCCAGCGCAGACTCGGCGAGCGCCGGTATTGCGCATCCAGCATCCACGTCACGTCGATCAACGACGTGGGCGTGAGCGCGCTGCCATTGCCGCTGTTCACCACGACAATGTCGGAGTTCATCAGCGTGCCGTCGGCATTGGTCGCGAAGATGCCCTGCGGGCTGCCGATGCCTTTGCCGGTCAGGAACTTCTCGTCTTCGTCCAGCGCGCTGGCAATCGAGAGCGAGTCCTGCAGGTGTCCCACCAGATCGAACTGCGAGTCCTCCACGTCATTGCGGCTCGGCTCGGCCACCGCCATCACCGTGTGAATCGGGATGTTGATCCGCCCATACGACGTGTTCTGCGTATTGAGTGCAGACGGCAATTCGTCGACCCACTCCACACGCACGCCGTTGGGATAGCGGTTGTTGCCACCCTTCGACTTCAGCCGGCTCACCATGTCGCGGCTCGTGCGCGACACGGATGCCAGCGGGCGCACCGTGGTCAGTCCCGGCAGCCGCTCGATCAGGTCGAGCCGGAAATCTTCCGGCACCAGATACCCACCGAGCGTGTCGCGGCTCTCCACCATCGTCGCGCGGATCTCGGACACCGGAATGCCGTCGGCAACGATGTCCATGATTTGGTCAGGCGACAGCAGCAACATGCTGCCCAGCTTCGGGTCATACATGCCGCTGCGCAGGAAGCGCCGGAAGTCGGCCGTCTTGTAATACGTCACCGACTTGAAGTCTTGACCGTAGAGTTCCTTTGCGATCTGCTCTGCGCCCTTGTCCGGCTCGCCGAAGCGCTTCACATACCACGCCTTGATGGCCGTGGCTTGCGCAGCGTCCTCGCCCCCCTTCTCGCCGCTCTGCTCGCCGGCGTCTTCGGTGCTGCCGAACGGCGGCCGCGCCGGCGTGCCGGCTGGCTTACTGGCTGCCTTCATGTCTTGGATGGATTTCAGCGTCGCGGCGCGATCCTGCAGCGCCTTCGCCTCGTCCACCTTGCCATCGAGCGCAGCCTGCTCGGCGGCTTCCAGAATTTCTGCAAATGTCTTCATGGCTGTTTTGCCTCCCTGGGCATTCGATGCATTGCTTTGAGCCGTCTCGCTCGCAGCGCCTTGCGTGCCGTCCGCCGGCGTCGCCTTTGCGCTGCTTGACTGCGTCTCACTGAGTGACTGGTTGAGTGATTGAGGAATGGGCAGACCGAGCGTTTGGTATGCCGACTTGATTTCGGCCACTGGCGGCAATCGCGGTTCTGCCGGCGTGGGCGTCAGCGACGCACCGTAAAACGGCCACGTCTTCAGCCACACGCTCTTGTTGCTTTGCGGCACGCGGTCCACGAGGTGCGGCGCGCTGTCTGTGCTCCAGTGCAGCACACCTTTTTGCACGAGCTGGTGAATGGCATCGCGATATTCCTTCGCCTTCTCCAGTTCGCCATTGATGAACGCGGCGATCTCGTCTGCGCTCTTCAACGTGCCCTCGACGTAGATGCCGGCCTCATCCTGTTCGATGGTGTCGATCACGCCGATCGGCACGCGCAGCACGTCATTGTTCTGCAGCCGGTGGTGATACATCATCGGGCGGGTCTTCCATTCCCCTAGCCAGAACGCTGTATCGCGTGAGAAATATTCGGTGTAGAGATCGGTCTTGATCGCGGTGCCGTAAATCAGCGCATAGCCACCGATGCGATCCGGCGCCGACACGTTCGCCTCAGCGCTCTTCGCGGCCATCTGCCGCGCGCTGGTGAGTGCCTTCACCACCCATTCGTGCTTCACTTCGATCCAGTCCATCCACGGCGCCAACTTGATCTTGCCGTCGACGATGTTGAACGTGGTGCGGAAATATTGCTTGCCAAAGTTGATGATGCAGTAGCCGAGATACACAAAGGTGCAATACGGGTAGTCGAAATCACCGTCGCCTGTTGGCATCGCCGGTAGGTCATATACAGCATCGCGCACCGCTTCGTAATATGCCGTCACGCTGGTCGATTGGATGAGCGCTACATGCGCCGTCACATCGATCTGCGGCGCGCCGGCGTCTGTGGCAGCGGGATCGGTCACATTGGCAGCCGCGCCGAGCGTGGCGGCCAGATCGGCGATCTGCTGGATCAAGGCGAGATCGGCGGCGCTGTTGCGCGCGCCGGCTTTCAGTGCTGGGCGCCGGTCGCCCGGCTGGATGTTCTGTGGCATGGAAATGCAAAAGGAAAAACAAAAGCGCGGTCGTCTCGAAATGAGACGACCGCGCAATTCAATCTGCTACAGCCGCGCCTATGTTACCCCTTTCCTCTTGCTCGTCAATCGTCGTCGAGTATCTGCGCGACAAAGTGACTCACATATCGCTCCGCCGTGCCGTCGCTCTCCACCGCGCGTGTAACCTCTTCATCGGTCTTCCAGCCGCGCTGCGCGTGGAACCACGCCTGATCCACATAGTCGTGCACATACGGCGCATAGCTGGCCGTGTTCGTCACCGCCGCGCCGATCGTGCCACGCGACTCAATGTTCCACTTGCGCCCCAGTGTCTCGCTGGTGCGCCGGCCCTTGCCGCCCTTGGTGCGCGTGCCGAAGCCACGCTCATACCAGTATGGCGGCTCATCCCGCGGCGAGTTGGCCTCGGTCGCCGGCGGATACGGCGCGATGCGCTCGTGAATCGTCGTCGCAATCGCCAGACTCGCGCGCTTAAGCGCCGGGTCGAGCTTGCCCGTCAACGCGTTTACGATCTTTTCGACGCCCTTCACGTCGACGTTCAACTCTGCGCCCATACTGCTGCTCCTTCAGGCCGGCTTCGATGGCGCACAGCGCGTCCAGCGCGCGCTGCTGCAGCGCATCGACCAGAGACTCGTACTCATGTTCAGAATTCTCGACATCCCGCCGGCACTCGCGCTTGATGCGGATGCACTCGTCTGCCGCCGCAATAGCCAGCAGCCGAATTTCCGTTCGCACAATGCGCAGGGCCTTGTCTGGATTCATGCCGTTACTCGACGATCACTTTCAAAGTGACAAAGCATCTGCACCGGGGATGCCAACTCGGGCCTTTCACGTTCGGCCATTCACTCTCTGGTTTGCCATCCAGCGGTTTGCAGATCGGGCACACTTTGTCATCCTCATTCGTGTTGCTGATGCGCATCGTCTTGACGCCCAGTTTCCCGACCTCGGTTTGATACGAAGTCATGCCGGCTGCCGATGCGTTCGTCACCTCAGTGATCGCTATCGCCTCCGCGCGCGATGCGCCGAACGCCGGTGACAGCGCGGCCACCACATCGCCCAGCGTCATGGTGCTGTTCGCGAGATACGAACCGATGGTGTCTTGCGTCAGTTTCTGCGTGACCGTCGAGACGTTTTTGATCAACTCGCCGGCATATTGCTTTGCCCACTCGCTCGACGACGTGGCCGCCACGCCGTCGCCCAGCGCCACGCCGACCTGCGCCATTGCCGCGTCCATATTCGCCAGCATGATCTCCCTCAAGATCGGCTCGAGCGCAGCCTTTATCTGCGCGTCGAGATCATCCCATGTGATCGGCTCGCCGGCCTTGATCTTCTTTGCCACCGCGCCGCCGGCCTTGCTCAGGATGTCCACCAGCGCGTCATACAGCTTCTTCTCATCCGGCGACATACCCTCCGGCGCGGCCTTGCGATAGTCAGCGGTCAAGAACACATCGCGCACGTTGTCGGCGGTTTCGCAAGCGCGCAGCCCGCGTGAAATCGCAACCATGCTGCCGGCATCGATGGCGCTCGAAATGAACTCCACGTCTGCCGGCTTGCCAGCCTTGACCGCTTTCAGCGCCTTCTTGCGCCAGCGCACCAGATCGAGATGCAGCCCCACGTCGCCGCCGTTCGGTGCGTCTTCAAGGTCAGACGCGACCCCCACAGGGACGTTCCGCAATTGGTCGCCCACACTCTTTGCTTCGTCAATCTGCGCCGCATCTTCATCATCCTGCACCGGCGCTGTGTTGTTGGGCAGCTCATTCTGTGCCGGCGGCTCGGCTGTATCTTCGGCACTGTCTTCAGCGACATCTTCGGCGTCGCGCTGCTGAATCAATTGCGCAAGTTGATCGATCTTTGATGCAATTTCCGCCAATGGATCGGCCTGTGGATTCGCTACGCCAGTGCCGACCGGCTCGGCGATCAGCCGCACACCACGCGCATCCGGCAACGGCTCCATGCCGTCCACCTCGCGCAGCTCGTCAATCGTCCAATACGCCTGGCGCGTTTGCTGCTGGCGCAATTCCATCTCCACGTTGCGCGGACGGATGTCTTCAAACTCCACATACACGTTGTCGCCATACCAGCGCGGCATGGCCTGCGCGTTGATGTCTTCCTGGATCAACGTCAGCAGTGGCCAGATCACATGCTCGATCAGCACAGCTTTTGCATGGCGTGCGTTGGCCTCCGTTGCATTGGCGTTCCAGTAGCCGCCCGGGAAACCCAGTGCGCGGTCGATCTCGTCGCGATTGAACTCGCGCCCGCGCAAAAACTCCATGTCCTTCAGCGTCTGGGTCAGCACCTTGAAGTCAAGATCACCGGCACGCGTCACGGCGATGCGCCGCTTGCCGGCGGTAAAGAACTCGCGCACCTCAGCCTTCACGCGCAGGAACTCGCCTTCACTGGTGTCCTTCGGCACAATGCCCAGCGCGCTGGGCACGGCGTTGCCTTCGCCGAAGAACTCGACATTCCATTGCATTTGCGCCGCATCGAGGCCGACGGCGCCAAGCGCAGCGGCAATGGGTGGCAGCCCCTTGCGCAGGTCATTCGGGTCTGGCAACCGCGTATAGACGATGTATTCGGGCGGAATGATCACCGGCTCGCGGTCGCGCCGGCTTTGAAAGCGATAGCCGCTGATGAAATTCTCATCGTCGCCGGCAGGCCGAATCATCTGTGCCGGAATCGGCCACAGCTCGGCGATGGTGTTGCCGAGCGGCGACATGAAGTAGTAGCACGCACCACGCAGCATCAGTTGATACAACTGAAATTGCGCGATGAACGACCGGCCCATGAACGGGTTCGGCGCATACCAGAGATTCGCAAACGCGTGATTCAGATCTTCGGTCGGGTTGCCAGCGGCGTCTGTTGTGAACACGTCCAGTTCAGCCGTGCTCATTTCGCGCGCAATCACCGCCAGATCGCTCGCCACCCACGCTGATGCAATCGCCATGTCGCTGGTGGTCTGTGGCGCACGAATGCCTCCATTCGGGTCCCAGCCGGGAAAGGTCAGCGGATATGCCGACGGCATCGTGCCATATTGAAGCCCGCCCACCACCCCCTGGGGGTGGCTCCCCACGCTGTGCGGCGCAGCGGCGCGGGCATAGCCGAGCCGGCCAAGGATCGAATCGATGATGCTCATGTTGATCTCACACGCTTGCGAACAACAGCGCACGCCGGCGGATCAGGTTCGCCAGCACCACCGCGTCGCCCTTGTCGGGAGAGCGCCCGAGTCGCTTGATGATGTCCTCTTTGCTCTCCACCTGAATACCGTTCGTTTTCAATGACCAGCGCGGCGCGCACAGGTCGCTCTTCAACTCCGGGTCGTCTGGTAGCGCGATGTCCTTCGCGCCATAGTCCGGGTCGAGTGCTTCACGCAGCGTCCAATATGCCTCTGCGCGCACATTGACGAAGTTCAGCTTGCCGCTGCGGTCGTGCGCGTCGCTGTGAGCAGAAAAGTTCACGCCAGTCACGCGACTGATCTGCCCGCGAATGGCGTCATACACACTCGCGCCCACACCGATCACATCGACGTTGATGTCCACCTCGTCGTGTGTGCGCTCCTTCAGCACCAGGCCGGCCACCATCGGCCCATCCGGCGTCTGGCTGCCGGGATATGTAATCACCGGCGCAAACCACGCACCGTAACGCGGCGCGATGGCGGTTTTGTCATCGCCACCACGCGCCACGTCCACGCCGAGCGCCGTGAGCGGCATGTCAGGCTTTGGCGTCTCGCGCCAGCGCCGCTGCGCGATCTCCACCCATCGCGTTGGGATCACCTGCCATGGATCCTCTTTGCGGCCGGCCTTCCAGTCACCAAACATCAGTTGACTCCGCAGCGGCTCCGGCAGGTTCTGCAGCGTCGTCATGTAGTCGGTCGCCATCAAGAACGGGTTATCCGTCACCCGCGCCGGCACGAATGTGCGCGATTTGGGCTTGACCGTCAGACCCTTGTGTTCGAAGGGGCGGCCGTTCTCAACCTCTTTGTCCTTGCCGTCAATGACGGCAAACCAGCGAATTTCGCCGGCGACCGCCGGCTGTGGGTGCTGGTCATCCAGCCACGGCGCCCAATACTCGATCACCCACTCGCCATCACTCGACGCCGGCGGATTACTCGCACACACCACACGACAGCGCTGACCTGGCACCGTCGTGCGATTCCATGCGATGACTGATTTGAACTGCATGCGCACAAACTCGGTCAGTTCGTCGAAGCCGTAATAGTCTTTGGCGCGCCCACGAAACTTCTGCCAGTCGGTCTCGCGCTGCATGGCGGCAAACTCCAACACGCGGCCACCCGGCGCGCCCGGCAGGCCGCGCCAGATGTTGTCGTTGGCGTTGAAGCGTCCCTTGTCTTGCACGATCTCTCTGCTCCGATCCACCATGTCTTTTAGCTGCGTGTATTCACGCCGGTAAATAATCCCGCGCCGGTGCTCGTTGATTGCCAGCCCCACCAGCAGATCGGTTTTGCCACCGCCGGCGCTGCCGCCATACAACAGCTCATCCGCCTGACTGTGATACGCCATCGTCTGCGGCCCCGGCAGCGGCTTCCATAGGCGTTTGTCCATCGCCAGCAGCCGGTCCAGCTCGTCGCGTTCGCGCGGCGTCAAATAGGGCAGCAATTCGCGCAGCTCGCTGCTCGTCGGATATGCCTGCATCTTGTCCGAACTCTTTCTCGCCGGTCGGGTCAGTCGGCGCCAACTTCGACGGTGCGTCTGCGCCCCAAATGTCGCGTATGTCCGCGAGTGCAGCTCGTGCCTCTGCCAAAAAGCGCGGGTCTGCGTTTTGCGTCTGTACGCGGTTCTCTTCTTCCTCACCGCGCCGCACCGTTTTACGCCGGCGCGCATCTTTCGCCGGCTGTTTCGATGCGAGCCACGCCTGCATGGCCTCGTCGGCCATATGCTCTAAATGCAGCGTGTGCTCGGCGCGAATGCGCTTCACCTCATCTTCGAGCTTGTCGCTGTAGCGCTTGTTGATGCGCTTCAGCATCTTCGTAACAGTGCTACGCTCGACGCCTAGTTCTTTGGCAATGCGCTCGTGTGTCCAGAGCTGTTGCCGCAATTCAAACGCTCGCATCTCGTGATGCTGCGTGATCTCCTTGTTGGTGTTGCGCGTGCGTGCCATGTCGTCTCGTTTCGCGATAGTTAATTCGCAATAGTTCCTTCGCGATAGTTATTTCGTTTAGCCGGCGAATCCGCGAAAATGTGAACCCATGATGTGAATATTTCCACGCGCAAACTAAGAGATTGCCGGCTGAGCTGCCGCCTCCAACACCGGCGCTAGTCCCATCTTGCTCAATCGCTCCAAGATGCCGGCGACATAGGCCGGCTCCTTCTCCATTCCGTAAACCAGCCGGCCCAGCTTTTCGCCGGCCACATGCTGCGAGCCACTGCCGCTGAATGGCTCGTAGCAGATGTCGCCCACCTGCGTGTGCTGCAACATCGGCAGTTCAAAAAGCTTTGTCGGCTTGGGCGTTGGGTGCAGCGTCTCTTCGCCGACAAGAATCTCCTGGTCGGCTTCCCACTGCGTTGATGGCACATCGTTCGCAAATCGCGCCGGCTTGTTGCCCTTGATCCACCCAAACATGCAGGGTTCGTGCGCTCAGCGATACCAAGAACGTGTCAAAACAGGTCGCGTCTTCGTCCAGATGATCTGCTGGTGCATGAACGCGCCATGCTCTTTCCAAATGCGCTCCAGCATGGATTGACGCGCGCTCGCATGCCAGCAATACCACGCAGCATGATCAGTAATGGCTTCACGAATCGCGGTGCTGATGAAGGCGTGATAGAACTGCTCGCCCTGATCATCACCATCCCAGTCGTTGTAGGTATCGCTCCAGTCTTTGTTCTTGGCATCGCCCGGGTGGTTGGTGCCGTCATAGTTGACCAGATATGGCGGATCCGTCGAGAACAGCTTCGAGCGTTCACCATTCATCAACCGGCGCACGTCGTCGGCTTTCGTGCTGTCGCCGATCAGCAAACGATGCTGCCGGCCCAGCACAGACTTGCTCTCAATGATCCAAAGCTGGCCGAGTGCAGTGTTCCACTTGGCCTTGAGTTCAGTCAGTTTCGATGGCTCCAACGGCCCGGGGTCTTCGCCGGTCGGCTCGGCCTTGGGCGGCGAGACGGTGGCCAGCAGCTCCTCAAATTCTTCATCGGAGAAACCCATCGTCTCTGGGTCTTCCATCTGTGCGAGGATTTCGGCGAGTTCCTTCTCGCTCCACTCAGCCAGTTCGCCGGCGCGCCGAAGGCGAATGGCGATCCGCGCAGCCTCGCGGTCATCGACATCGTGATAGATCACCGCGATGTCAGTCTTGTTCATGGCGCGCATCTGAAGCCAGATGTCGCCGCCCCAAAAAACGCGGCCGGATTCGCGCTGCACCAATACCGGCAGTCGCTGGCCGTTCTCGACGATGAGATGCCGCACCACATCGAGATCGCGCTCGGTGTAGTGAATTGGCACGATCTCCGCCGGCATCAACGACAGTGACGCGATAGCCGCAATTTCAATTTGCATGTTCATTGTGTCACTCACTCAACCTTAAATCGTATACTTGTATACAATATTGTTGCGCGCACCCGAAACAGCATTGCGGTCGTGATCGTTGGGCGGATTGGCGGGTGGTGTGCTTGCCACCCCCTTGGGGTGGTGGCCGGCTGCCAGAAAGCTCGCCGGCGGCCACGTCGGGACACCTGCCAACCGTAACGCCCCTGCCAGGGCATTCCGCGCTGCGCACGACCGCAATGCGCGGGTTCATTTGCACACGCTCCACAGCGTGTTCACATTCCATTCCACGCTGGCCAGCCGTTTGCTATCCGCCACACGCCGAGCATTTGCCAACTCGATATCGTGTGCCCGCAACAGCATCAACGCCCCGATCTGCCCCTGCGCATCGCGTAGGTCTTCGCGTGTCGCGGCCATATCTCGTTGCAGATCGGCGATCTGCTGCTCCATAGTCGCCATGTCGGCAATGACCTGATATCGGGCCGGCGGGATGGGTGCCTGCGCGCTGGCCGCCGCCGGCGGAGATGGCTGCTGGGCAATAGCGGCACCAGCGACCACACACGACACCATTAACCCAATAATGATCGGCTTTCTCGTGTTCATGCTCCCGTCACCTTAATGAATTCAATGAACGAGCCGGCCAGCACTGACGTGTTGCCGGCATCCGACGTATCCTGAGACCACGTAAACGCCGCCTGTGGGGTTGACGATCCAAATGCGACAATGCAATACACATCCACCATGCCGCCATTCGTGCCTGTGCCGGTAATGCTCATTGTTGGTGACGATGAGCCTGCTGTCAGGTCTGACGACACTGTGAACGCAGTTGCGCCGGCGGCAACCGATTTGCGGACACACCTCACTGACGATGCACCGGCAAAGCTCATCACCAACTTGAAATCCGCGTTCGCGGTTGTGTCGAAGAACGCAACTGTGTGGAACAGGTAGGTCGAGCTTGCGTCTAGATCGGTGACAACAAGCGCGGGATCTGCCGCCGGCGTGGCTGTCGCTGAGCGTGTTGTCGTTGCCGGCTTCTTTGTGACTTGCCCGAATCCGTATGCGTATCCCGTTGGGCCGGTTGGACCGCCCGTTGTTGTGTCGAATGCATTCACGGAATTGAACGCAAGCGAACTTGCTGCGGTGATGCCAGAACTTGGCGCCGCCGCCGGCTTGAACGCGACAAGCGCGCCCATGTTGAGACTGCTCACCGTGATCGTGGTCGATACGCCGCCCGAAGCGCCGGCGCTGGCCTGCACGTTATCGGCGATGTAAAGCCATCGATACGTGTTGTAGTAATCCTCACGCTCCGTAAACCCGCTCGGCGCGCTCGCCGAGATGGAACCGGATAGCGCCGATGAGCCGCCCGCAAAGATCAACAGCGCGCCGTTAACGGTCGTCGTGAGGCTGGCCGCGCTCACTGCTGAGGAATCGCCGTTGTATTGCACCACCGACACATCCAGCGGCGCGGCGTCCATCCCATCGTAGGTGGCAATTACGACTGCATGATATGTGCCGGCTGCGAATGTCCACGTATAGGTGGCCGGCTCACTCGCGCCGGCCACCTTGTAATACATGCGCAGTCGGTCAGCATTTGAGTCGTCGGCCTGCCCGATCTGCGTCCATCCTGCCGGTTCGCTACTGATACCCGTTGGACTGTAGTAGAACAGCGCCGCCACCATCAGGTGCCCCTCGAGCGTGCCTGATGGTTTGTCTGCCGTCAAGTCATTTATGCCAGAACCAACGTAGGCGTGAGATGAGGCGATGAAAGCCATTTGATGTTTTGTCAGCGCCGCGCCGCTGTAATAGCCATAGCCTACACAGTCATGTACTCGATATAACTGCCGGCACGCACGCTGGTGTTTCCAGCGTCACTTGTGTTCTGCGCCCACGCGAAAGCGAACGTTCCGGCATTCAGATTGTGAATGACGCCCTCAATCTCAACGTATCCACCGTTCGTGCCGGTGCCAGCCACCGCCACATCGGACGCGCTGAATGCCTGATCTACTGCGATGCCGGCAAAGGCCGTTGCGCCGGGCACGACATGCGCTCTACGCAAGCGAACCAGCGTGGGTGATGCAGAGCCTGTGTGCCTGAACTTGAAGTCACCCGCCGCGGTCGTATCGAAGAACACCCTGACCCGAACAAAGTATTTCGTGTTTGCAGCCAACGCAAACGAAAGCGCAGGGTCCGCGGTGATGGTCGTGTTCGCCGTGCGCGTGGTGTCGCTGGTTTTCTTAACCATCGTCCACGCACCAGCTGCGCCATCATTCCCACGTGGGCCAGTCGGCCCAAGTGTGAACGCGGACACTGCGCTGAGGTTCTTGATGTCTACAAGGGCTTCCATGTGGTGTTAGCCGATTACAACGACGCGATATGCATTGGAGGCCGGCGCTGCGGCAAACACCAGTCGCGCCGCGTTCACGCTGGTGCGATACACATCGACCAGCACCGTGTCGTAGTTGCCGCTATTGCGAAACACTTCCACTTTCACATCGCGCGTGTTCAGGTTGTGGGTGATGTCATACTGGGTTGCGCTGCCGTCGCCCACGTTGGCAGCCACGCGCCGCAATCGCCCCGACCACGTCGCCAGCTTCAGCGGCGTCACGATGCGCGCGTCATCGGTGCCGGCGTCGGTCTCTGCCTGAGTCGCGATCTCCGCGATGCCGGCCGTCGATTCGCTGGCAGATGGCGCGCTCGTGCCAAAGGCCGACCAGATCACGTTTCCGCTGTCGAGCGTGAAGTTCACCTGCGTCTGCCGGAATGTTGCGCCGGCGTCCGTTCCCTCTTCAACGGTCACGACAGCCTGCTCCAGCTCGCCGACAGTGCTTGCATCCAGCGCGCGCGTCATTGGCGTGACCGCGCCATTCCAGATATACACGCCGTTTTGAGACTGGGTGCTTTGCGCGCGCACGAGCACGCGGTCGCCGGAGGTCATCGTGATGCCGTCAATCGTTGCGCCAGGCGACGCCAGGTTCACATTGCCCTGCGTGGACACCCGCGCCGAGTCCTTCCAAGACAGCCCTTCCACCAACGAGTCCACGTACGCCTTCGTCGCGGCGTCCTGCGCACTGGCTGGGTTGGGCAGGTTGATCACGCGCGCGGCGTTTACCAAATCAAGGTCAGTCAGAATTTGCGTTGCCATGTCTCTCCTAGAACTAGATGCAGCGGGCGAGTCCTGCCGTTGGCTGCACAAACAGAACAGTCACCTGGTTGATAGAGGTGTGAACCACCTCCGCAAACATCTCGACGCCGCCCACCGTGAGTAGCGATATCACCGGTTTGAACCCAAGGTTGTGGTTGATCACCCACGTCAACGCCGGCGATGATTGCGTATGCACATGAACTTGGCTGCTCGCGCCTGACGCGCCGACGGCAGAGATCGATGTGGAAATAGGCTGCGGCGTCACCGCCGTTAGCACGGTACCTGCGCCCTGAATCGATGCTGTAATTTCGTCCGCAACGATGATCGTGGTGATGTTGCTCATGCCTCGCTCGCCACCAGCCGTCCGGCATATGCCGTGCGGCGCACTCCGCCCGCCGGCGTCCAGCGCAATCGCCAACGTGTGCTCACTGCGGGTCCATTCTCTGGGATGACCAGATTGAATTTTCCGGCGGCCAGATCCACCGGCGACACAGTGATAGTTGGGAATGTGTCATCGACCGACACCTGAAAGGTGTAACCGGTCAGGTCGATGGATGCATCGAATTGCATCACCAGACCGTCACCAGCCACGATGTTGATGTTGATCTCTGCCGGAAGCTGTTGATAGTTCGCCATCGGATCATGCGCTCAGGCGCCAGTCGATGGCTGGGCGCGCCTTCACTACGGCTGCCACCAGCACATCGAGCTGCGCGCGCTGCTCTGCCCACTGCACCAGCGAAATCGCCTTGATCACCAGTGTGTCACCGCGAAGTGCATCCCACATTGCACCCACATCCTGCGCCAGCATTTGCAGGTCGTTCATGTCGAAATGAGCGACCAGCACATGTCGCAGGCGAGCCGCCGCCGGCGCGCGACCCGCCCTCACCCATTTGGGTTATTGCCCCACCCTTTTGCATCCATCACCGCCAGCCGCGTCAGCATGTCCTGCTGAATTCGCGACTGGTCTTTCTGTGTTTCGCTGATCTGTGATTGCGTGACACTGATTTGTGACTGGGTGGCGCTGATGCGGTCCAGCGTCTCGGCAATTTTGTTTGACGATTGACGGTCGTTTCTGAGGGTCACGAACAGCGCCAGCACGATGATGGCAATCAGCACGTCGACGATGATCGAAACGGTTTGCGACAAGAGATTGATCTCCACAGCGACTGTTCTGTTGATCAACGCGCCGGCTTCGGGCTGATGAGATACGTCGCCTGATTCGCCACCAGCGCAGCGACGAACACGTTCAGCACCGACCATGCGCCAACCCGTGTGCAAACGGCGGCGTCCAACACGCCGGCGCAGCTCAGCCCAAATGCGCCGGCAGCAACGACAAGCAGCAACGCGGCCATCACCAGTCGCTTCACGGTCGGCTCCAGCTTGTCGAACCACGGCGCGAGTCCGGGCAGATACGAAAACGCCAGCGAGAGGATCACGCCGGCCAGTGCAGACAGTTGTTCAGCGGTCATGTGAATCGGTCTCCTTCTTGATGTGAGGAATCACTGGGGCGAATAGCAGTAGCGCAATCTCGCGCGGGATAGGGATCATGTTGCCGGCGGCATCGACGACCAGATAGTCATCCGCCCTTCCATGCAACACGGCGCCGACGCGAGTCACGGTGAACTCAGCCGCCACCTGCACCGCACCGACGGGAACACAAGTCAGTTCCACCGGCGTCCAATCGATGCACGCCGGGTTCCAAACTTCGCCACGAACGGTCAGGATGCCAGTCATCACGCTGGAAAAACAAAAGCGCGGTCGTCTCGAAATGAGACGACCGCGCAATTCAATCTGCTACAGCCGCGCCTATGTTACCCCTTTTCCCTTGCGCGGCAATGGCACGAACCCGCCGCCGCGAATCTGCAGCGACTCGTCCACGTTCAAAACACTCGTCACCCGGCCGCCATCGAAGATGATGAGCGCAGATGCGTTGTTTTGCGGTTTGCCGGCCTGCTCCAGAATGTCCAAAATCTCCACGCGTTTGTAAAGTTCAAGCGCGGCAGCCTTCATGCGCTCGGATTTTGCAATGCGTTCGCACAACCGCAAAAGCAATTCATCAGTTTTTAGTGCATCTATGATGTCTTGCGCCATATATTTCATTTTGTGAACATGTGTTCTGAAACGAGATGAATAATAGCGCAACTTCTATCATCGTGCTGGCTTTGGACAAAAAAAAGCCCGCCTATGAAGGCGGGCTGCACGATCTTAATCGATTACAACGATCAGTTAATGCTAATTGGCACGTTCAGAATCTTAGAATCAACCTGTTTTCCAGCAAGCGTTCGGATAAGCTTGATTACACCACACACAATAATAATGTTCGTCAGCTGGAGAAAGCTTCTCACTGTCTCAGGGTCATGGAACAGATGGAGGCATTGGTCTCTTATTTGAAGCGAGACGAACACCCAAACCAAGCAAAGAGAGGCCAAAATAATATCTACCGCGGCTCTCTTTACCCTTCTGAACTCCCGACCATCTCCTCGGACTAATTGCTTCCAGCATCGTTCCTTTTTAGTTGGCTTAGACACGAGCACCTCCTGAAATGATTTGTCTCTCAGGGGACGCTCTTGCCTCCGCCAGCCGGCTTATCCGTCTGTGCAGGAATTGATGGCGTGTGATGTATTCAATTGTCTGCTGGTGGAGGCTGCGCAGTGCGCGTCCCCATCAAGCGTCAAAAATTATCGGCCAAAGTTTAAGAGGAACATGAAAATAACCTGACAAACGCTGACGGATGACTCGCTCATGCTGACGCCCCACTCCCAATTAAACTGGCCGGCGTTTCCATAGAAATGCCGGCCTGATCCGTATTTTCTATTTTCAAAGTGCTACTTGTCTTGTTCGGCAGCAATCTTCTTCATGATCTTCTCAGTGCGCTTATCACTCTCGGTCTGGCTGATCACGATGAACGCATGGATCACGCCCGGGATCCATAGCAGAACACACAAGAGCAAATTGAGCAGCGCCGCGCCAGGCTTGCCGCACATCAGCACGGCCACGGGAGGTAGGAAAATTGCGAGAATGTATTTCATGGAATGGCTCCTAAAAAGATAGTCTAAAGCGTTATCCGATCACGCACTGTTTATCACCTTCCAATCCAGCACCGCACGCCGCCATGCCGGCTGCACGTCCCGCTGCCGGTCGATGTGCTCGACGAGCCGTCATTGCAAATCGCGCCCACGCGCGTCGTGCCCGTGCTGCCGGCGCACCACGGTATGCCGCCCGGCGGATTAGGCGGCTGAGGATTGGTCGTCGGTGCGGCGGTTGGGGCCGGCGCCGTCGTCGGCACCGGTGTGAACGTGGCTTGGGCCGTCGGCGATGGACTGGGTGATGGCGTCGGCGTCGTATATACATCGCGCCGCACGATTGGCAAGAACGACACCGGCGACAAGCCCTGCGCACTGACCGGCAGTGCCGCGGCTATGACGAAACACACGCAGACGAAAATAAGCGCTGCGATGTTACGCTGTTTCATATTGAATCCCCAAGCTACGCTGCTGCAGCACCGTTTGCGAGCGCCGCTTGCTGCGACTCATCCACCGACACCGGCTCCGCACTCGTGCCGCCATTCTCACGCGCCTGCCGGCGTTGCTGCTTGGCGGCATAGCGGCTGATCTTGCGCTTCGCATCTTCAGCTTTCTCGCCTTCCACCACATCGCGCTTCAGTACTTCCTGCAGCAGCACGTCGCAAATCTGCTCGTTCGTGATCTTCACATCCGGCGAGATGCGCCGCAGCTCGCGCCGGATCACATCCAGCACCGGGTCGGTCTGCATCATGGCGCTAATAAAGTAACGGCTCAGCGCCTGCCGCTGGGCATGGTATTCGCCCAGCATCGACTTCATGATGCCTTCCTTGCACATCAGATACAGCGCGTCCAGGTCGTCATCGTCCTTGGGGTTGACGTTTAGCAGATCCAGCCGCACCACCAGCTCATGCTCGATCGGCTGCTTGAATGACACGCGATACACCAGCCAGCTTGCACCATTGGTCAACACCACCCACTCCACCCCCTGATTGGCGGCATAGTCCACGGCTTGCTTGATGTAGGCGTCTTTCGCCTCCAGGCCGATGGACTTCACCTCAATCAGCATCTCCAGCGTGCCGGCCAGCTTGATCGCCAGATCGACATACGTGCCGCGAATGGCATATTCAGATGTGATCTCCGAATACTTGTCGAAGCCGAATATCTCCGCCAGCAGATCCTTGACGATGGTGACGGTGTCCGTTTCATTGATGTCGCGCGCCTTGGCATTCGCCAGAATGGGCTGGAAGCGCTTGACGCCGGCGACCATCCGCTCTTTGACCTTGTTTGGTACTGCCACGATGTTTCTCCTTTACTAGCCGTTACTTGATATGCAACTTTCGCGCTTGGCGCAGCGATGTTGCCAACTTGTGATGATGACAGCGAATACTCGTTCCAAAGTTGCAGCAAGAAAAATCAAAAAGGAGTCGCATTTTGCGACTCCTTTTCATGGATATGCTGCAGCAGGTTGTCCAATCACATGCCGGCGCGCAGAAACGTTATCGATGATCTCCCATCGCCGCTTGCGCGGGTCAATCCACACATCAGCATTCGTCACCACGGACGCCTCGCCAGGAAACCGCGCCGCCAATGCCTGCCATAGGTGCTCTTCGCTTACGAGAGTCAACGCCACGCGCAACAACAACTTCAAACGTTGCCACTTCAACACAGCATGGATTATGGGAAAGTTAGCGGAGTGTGTCATCAGCCATTTGGCTACCATATCGCTGTCAATCTCTTGACACGATGCAAGTCTGTGGCGACAAAATGAATCTGCGCATGGACTGCAAGCAGATTCCGCAACCATATATCAACAATCACGCCTTTTTCAATTTTTGCTTTTTGCTGGATTGAGGTGTTGCCTGTTCCCGAAACTGTGTAATGACATACGCTTCAAGGAACCGGATCGCCTCATCTTGCTTCTCCGGTGGTAGCGACGCCAGCAGCGCCTCGATCTTTCCCCGAGCCGTCGCCGGCACAGCCACCTCTGTTTTATCAGTCGGCAGCAGGCCGGCAATCCGCATCACGCTTTCACGGGGCAACTCAAGCGCGTCAGCAATTTTGACGGCGTAGTCGGCGCCAATATTCTTTTCGTGATTGATGATGTTTGAAATGTGCCCGTGAACCGCCTTAGACCGTCTGCGGAAATCCTCTTTGTCTCTTTCGTCGATCCCCTCACGGCGTGCGATTTCTGTCGCCAAGTCCATGACCCGCATTCTTCGATCCTTGAGGGTGTCGCGCAGCCATGACGGAAAGAGTGCATCGTCCTGAATCGTGTTGCCCATCTAGAGAAGGATTCTAGGCTTTCCTTCTACAGTAGTGATATTCATCCCTTGACAAGATGCCGCCAAGTGATTATCATCCTTCTACAGAAGGACAAAACGGAGGGCAAATGCAGACACCAGAAGACTTCCTCAAGACGCTAAAAGCCACAAACAAAGGCTTGGCGCGCAATGCGAGTATCTCGCTTGAAGACAGCTACATCAAGTGGCTGGATGAGGTGGCGCAGCAGACCAGCACCAACCGCAGCCGCGTCGTCAAGCAGCTCATCGAAGAAAAGATCGAGAGCTTTTCACCTTCTGCGCTCGACAGCGACGGCGCCCTTCTCAAGACCACCGTCACGCTCCACCCCGCGATCGCGCAGGCCGTCAAGCGCGCCGGAGGCAACGTCAACGACATCGTGAATCAGGCCCTTGCACAGGCCCTTGAACTGGAGGTTGTGGGATGAAAAAAGAAGATCGCCGGCTGGAGTGGGCAACACAGCGCCGGCGATCAAAACCACCGAGAACCGACCCCGAAAAAGATCGAACTCAAGAGGCTGCTTGCATTATAGCGCGGCCTCCTACCCAAATCGTCAACATACAAAAGGAGACACATGGCACTGAACAAACCTGGCCGCTGCCGGCGCTGCGGCAAACCCTACAGTAGCACGCAGCACATGCGCGACTGCAAGGGTATGTCGATCAAGCAGCGCAGCGCAGCCCGATCGAAGCGCAACGCCGTGCGCCGCGCATCGCGTATGCACGCCGGCGGCTTCTTCGCCGCCCCGCTCGCTAGCGCCTGCTATTACGAAGACCAGCAGCCCAACACCGAGCACGTCGAAGGCGGTGCAGCATGACACAGCATTTCCTCTACTCACCTGCTGCTGGCACATTGATCGAAGTTCGACGTGACGAGATCGCTTCGATGAGATCACTCGATGCTATCTACTGGTCGCGCGCCCAGTCCGAACACAATCCGAAGCCATTGAGCGGACTGAAGAACTGGACGCGCAGGCAACTGGAATATGGCAAGGCCGCCGCCGCAGAGCGCGGTAAAGGAGCCGGCGCATGATGTTCGCAGACTTTCATCCCGCAACCAAGCTATGCGTGCACGCCGACGGTCACGCCCGCACCATCCACGCGCGCACGCTCGGCGATTGTCTCGCCGACCTTGTCGAGGCCATCGTCCCAATCGGGCCATACGGCACGCTGCCCGAAACCGAAATTGAAAACTTTGGATGCTGCCTGGCCGATGCCCGCAACGCCGGCATGGACGTGCGCTACCACGCCGCGTGGGACCCACTGCACAACCGATGGGTGCTCACGCTCCACGTGCGCGCCGCCACCAATCGTTACCGCGTCGCCAAAGCCGTGTTGCCGCTTCTGTTCGAGCAGTTCTGCCTGCTCGCAGGTGTGCTGAAGCTCAATCAGGTGCCGGAGGCACGTAACGCCTAAGACTTTTATCCCAAGCATGTTGACGAAATGCAATACGCGATTTCGTATCCTGATTCAAGCGCAGCATGAACACATTGACTAACACCCGCGGCGTGCAAAACGGCATTCGGCAGGCATTCGTGTATCGCGGCATTCAGGTCATGCCCACGCTCGATGGTGGCTGGCTGGCAGCGATCGGTGGCCGGCTCTACACCGAATGCAGCGAAGACGATATGTGCTTCGCCATCGACACCACGCACGTCATGATCGAAGCGTATCAGCATCGCGACGCGCAACCCCTGAGCCACCCCCAGGGGGTGGTGAGCTTGTCGAAGGGCGCCAGCGTTGCCATTCCCAAACAGGCTATCAGCGGCGGGCGGTCGCAGTCCTCCCCCTCTCCGGCCGCCCGCCGCTATAGCACCTCTAAGCGAGGTGCAGCATGAAACGAACACAGTCCACGCCGGCGCAACGCCACGTGCCGCCGGCAAAACCGCAAACAGTCGTCCGCACCGTCACCATCCCGTCGGCCATCATCGCGCCCATCGCCTTCGGCTGCATGCTGCTCGCAATCATCGCCGCCCTGGCAGGAGCATTCGCACGATGAACAGCACCATCAACGCACCTTGCAAAACCTGCCACGGCGACGGCAGTCAGACGACCATCGTCGACCGCGGCCAGCTCACCCAACTGCCCTGCGCAGATTGCGACGGCGCGGGTGAAACCGAGCGCAGCGTCGAGTCGCTCATGGAAGAAGCCTGCCGGCTCGATGACAAAATCAAGGCCCGAACCGCCGAGATCATCACGCCCTTGCAAAACGATCTCGATGAATTGAAAGCGCTCATCGCATCCATCGTCATCGCCGGCGGCGAGACGGTCCGCACGCAGTTTGGGCGCGTCGAATACGTGCGCGCCGGCGAGTGTGTGTCGTGGGATGACCGAGCCCTGCTCGGCTTCGCAGTGGCGCATCCCGAAATTTTGTCAATGCGCTCGGCAAAAGAAACAGCGCCAACCACGCGCATCAAGTTTGAGGTCAAACCATGAAGCGCCACGGCAATCCACCGACATTGCAAACCATCCAGCGCGTCGACGGTCAGCTTTACCAGACGCTCAACACACAGCGATTGCGCAACGCATCGCCGCTGCAAACCAAGCTGCCCGCAAAGCGCCGGCTTGGCATCACCAGCATCGTGCTGATCGCGCTCATCGTCATCCTGCTCGCGCTGGCCGTTGCAGCCAATAGCGCCCACGCGCAGGAGATCGGCCAGCCGTGGTGCCAGATCAGCAGCGCGCCGCGACCTGAGATGCAGTGCATGACGCCACGCGCATATCTACCAGAGGTGACGCGATGAACACAGTCACGATCTGCGAAGCATCTATCCGCGCGCATTATCAATTTCACGATGCCTGCGTCGCTATTGCCGGCGGCAATCTGTCCGCTGATGATTTCCGGCGCGTCGTCGTGCGTGCAAACCGGCTCCAGCGTCAGTGCCGCACGTTTGATGCGGCACTGCACATGAGCGTGCAGCAGTTAGAACGGCTCAAACACATGATTCATGTGCAGGTGCAGATCATCCATCGCAAGAACGCCGAGATCGACGCGCTGCAAACGAAATTAAGTCGATGTTTGATTGACGCGCAGATCGACCGAGCCGGCGACCTGCTGCACAACGGCGACTACGCCGGCGACATCGTGAACGACAGCGAGTCCGGCCTCATCAGCGAGGCAGACATCAGCTAAATGGCGGCGGAGTCTCCTTTCTCCGCTTTGGGTTGGACCCGCTGGGCACTGTTTCATGGGGCAGTGCCCAGCAGGGTGGGACACACAAAATGGATCAACTTCTACTGAGTGCATTTATTGAGCAGATAACACGCATCGCCAATGCACTGGAGCATCACAACGCGATGCTGTTCGCAGCGCAACCAGACCGGCCAGCGCCAAATCTCCAGCGCAAGCTTGAGGATTACGCCGGCTTCGACTGGGACACCATCGGCGCGCACGTCGAAGCGTTCGACCGTCACGGCGCAACCGAAGTGAGTTGGAACGGACGCATCTTCAAGCGCTACCGCAGCACCGAGGACGATGATAAAGGGCAGGACATTCGCTTTCGCCGCGTCGCCAGCGGCACCGTCGCCGAGAAGAATCTCAAGTGGGAAACGCTGATCAAGTTCGGCGGCAACCGCAAGCCGGCCAAGCCCCTGCGAGGCGAGCTCGCCGAGAAGATAGAACACAAGCAAGGCAACGTGCCGCTGAATCCACCTGTTGCCACGCTGGGCGAGCGCATTGCAGCAACCGCGCCAGCGCAACCGCAACAACACATCGAAATCCCCGCCGAACTGCGCAGGGACTGGCTGCATTGGCATGACCAGACGGCCAAGTTTGGTAACGTGCCGGCGGAGCTTGGCCTCTATGACGTGGACACCATTGCCAGCGTCAAAGACAAGATTGCTGCGCTGGTCAAGGTCTACGAAAGCAACGTGGCAGCTACGCTCAATACGGCATGTGACCAGCTCGCCGCGTTGCTGGCAGACGCAAAGCAGGCCGGCGTCGAGGTGCCGGCAGAGTTCTACGACATCGACCACGCCACGCTCGACGTGATCGAGCTTCGCATCGGCACCGTGCGCAACCTCATCGCCGCCAAACAGGGTGCGCAGACAATGACTCAGCCAACACCACAGCAGCCGCCTCCCCAATCCTCAGCTCTCGTTCCGAGTCCTTCTGAACGAGTATCTGGGGAAATGGTGATCGACACCGCCGGCGTCATCCGCGACCTGCGCAGCGCCGCCGTCAAAAGCGGCGGGCGCGTCATGAACAAGTGGCAGGCCGCCGAAATCGTGCAGGCACTCGAAAGCATCGCCGGCTCCAAAGAGCGCCGGCAGCAGTTCACCAAGATCGTCTTCGAACGCGAAAGCTATGCCGACCTCAGCGACGCCCAACGTTACGCGCTGCATGCCTGGCTGCGGCCAGCCAAGCGCAACAACGCGTCCATGTCCACCAACCCGCGCGCCGCCATCGAACTGCGCGCCGTTCTCGCCGCGCAGTCAGAAGGGCGGGAGGTGCCGGCGTGAACCAACCGCCAATCACGCTCTTCGAATACGCCGCTGCCATGACCTTGCCGCCGCATAGTCATGTGGACACCAGCGAGGCCGCTGCACTCGCCATCGCCGGTAAGACTGAAGAACAGCGCCAGCAGATCTACGCGCTCATCGTCGAGCGCGGTGGCCTTACCAGCGACGAGATTCAGGCAATCACATCGCTCGACGGCAACTCAGTGCGACCGCGCTTGTGGGAGCTTGAGGGCAACCCGCTCACGAGTGGCCGGCAGCGCCTGATCTACAAGAGCGACGACAAGCGCCTCACGCGCAGCAACAAGCTCGCGCGCGTCTACAAGGCAGTCGTGAGTTAACGAAATGGGCGAGCCGGCAAACAACGCACCCAAATCGACGCCCTCCAGAGAGCAGGCTTTCTGGCAATGGGTGGACGAATCGGTCACCGGCTGGGTTCGCTATCAACCAGAGATCGCCGAAGCGCTCGACAGTCGCGAAGCAGCACTGGTGCTGTCTCGCGCAATACATCTCAGCAGCATCCGCTCGTCATCCATGTGGGCAGCTGGTGGCTGGTTCTACAAGAGCATCCGCGAGTGGTGTGCCGAGTTGTATCTGGGTCGGGCCGAGTGCGAAACCGCGTTGGACATGCTTTGCGTGCCGGTGGTTTACCGGAGCATTGCATACACCAGCGACCGCGCAGGCCGCGGTCAGGTGCGCACGTCCAGGACGCGTAACGGTATAGGGCTGATGCAGTCGGTTGTGGTCAACCGGCGACGTGATATGGCATCGCCCTGCACGCACTATCGCGTCGATTTCGTCCGCCTGAAAGCGTGGTGGCAAGCTCAGGGGTTCGGGCAGGCCCGAATTACGTTCCCTGACGACGCCGGCCAGCTTGCGCCGCCAGTGGCGGCCATCAGGATCGACGACGAAGCGGGGTTGAGCGAGTTCCTGCTTACGCCAATTTCGATTTCATTGTTTTCAGCAAGTCGACTTCATGGGAATCAGCAAGTCGACATGCCGAAAAACAGGAAATCGACTTCCCGAAAATCAGGAAGTCGATTTCCCGAAAACCAGCATTCCTCAACACAAGAGACTGTGCAGGAAAACCATGCAGAAAAGCCGGCAGGAGACGGTGATCACATTCCACACACCCACGCCGCAGGCGGCGAAGTGGGTGTGGAATCGATGACGAGAGCGATATCTCAATCTTTGCAGGCGGCTGGAATCTGGAAGAACACCGCCGATGACCTCGCGCGGCGCGCCATTCGGGCCGGCCTGCAAAGAAGTCACATCGACGGCGTCATCGACGAAGTCGCCGACGACGCCGTCGCACGCGACAGGGCGCGCGAACAAGGCGCAACGGTCGCGCCGATCCACAACATCGGCGCAGTGACGCGCAGCGCAATTACGAATCTCATCACGCAGCACGAGCAGGCTATGGCCGAAATGCCAAAGGAGACACAACAGCCATGACACCCGACCAGATCAGCACCATCGCGCTCACGCTCGCCGGCGAGCGCGCACTCAGCACATCGCAAACGCAGATGAATCTCACGATCACCTGCGCCGATGCAGACACCGCCGGCACCCTCCGCGACGAGATGCAACGTGCCGGCCTGCAGGCCACCAGGCACATGCGCTTTGACGCAGTCGTCGTTGTGCAACGCCGGCCACACCAACAGATCGTGATTCGCAAGCGAGAGCCGAACTTTCACATCGGGCGCTTCCACGGCGACCGCGGTGAGCGATAGCAATTCGCCGGCGGCATTAACAACCTGCCGGCACAGGAGAAACCAATGACAACCAACATCGGCAAGTTCATTATTTCTGACGCGGACGGTGACGTAATCACCATCGCCGACCGGCCCAACCCGTATCACGCGCTGATCCTCGACGCACTGCGCAACCAGCAACCAGTGCGCCACGTTGGTGCAGGTGCGCCGGCGATTCAGACCAATGCACCGGTCACGATCAAAGCCAAGCGCGCCGCGCTACCCGCGCCGAAGGTCATCAAACCCATCAAGCGGCGCCGGCGTCGCAAGCAGCAATCTGGCCAGGTCGCCGGCCTGCCCGACGGCACATTCATCGAGCCGGCCCCGGGCGCAATCGGCAACCCCAAACCTGCACCAACGCCGGTGGCGACGACGCCAGCCAGCGACACACAGATCATCATCAACGGCAGAGAAATCACACTGCGCGTCGGCGAACCGGTCTTCATCGCATGGCAGCACATCACCGCATCTGAGCGTGAAGCCTTCGATGAAATTCGCGAGTCGATGGGCATCATCAAAGAGATCAGGCGCGGTCGCGGCATCCGCCGCAACATCCTGGTCAAGTGGGATTCGCCGGCCATCGAACAGTGGCATCACCCCGACGACCTCTCTGACCAATGTGAGTATTGCGTCGAGACGCATCCGCACAACGTCGACGCGGTGCAGGAGCCGGCATGAGCAACATCCAGACCACCGACGTGCCACGCCAGCTCACGCTGTTCGATCTCGAACAACTCGAAACGCGCATCCGCGCAGGGCTGCGCACGTTCATCGACGTGGGCAACGCGCTCGCTGAGATCAAGGCCGCCGACGGCCATCGGCTGAAAGGCTTCACATCATTCGAGGCGTATTGCGAGAGCGAGTTCGGCTTCGGTCTGCGCCACGGCGAGCGTCTCATCCAAGCCGCGCAGGTTGCGGTGAAAGTCGAAGCGATGACCGGCGAATTGCCGAGGAACGAAGCGGTTGCGCGTGAGATCGCGCGTGTCGCCTACTCGCCGAAAGCCGAAACGAATCTGAAAGCCGTCTCGAAGGAGTTGAAGCGCGAGGGCAAGTCGCTGGCGACCGCGACCGCCGAGGTCGTCGCGAAGGTGGTCGAGCGCGTCATCAACCCGAAGCCGAAGGTCGAGCAAAAACCACTGATCGAGGAGGTCGTCGAAGAGCCGCCGGCGTGGCACCCTGAGCTTGTCGAAGGGCCGGCAACCACGCTCACCGACTTCTGCCCCTCATGCGGGTCCATCCCTGAGAGCTACGTGCGCCAGGCCGACGGCTGGCATTGCTCCGACTGCGACGCGCCGGTCACCATCGGCGTGATCGCCACGAAGTGAAACATGGCAACCAAGACCAATACAACACCCGCCACAAAGCGCGTCGTGATCACGCTGGAGATCGGCGAGCCGAAGAAGGGCATGCGCGCGCTCGTCATCTCCGGCGCGCCCGCCGGCGAGATGCCGCTGATCAAAGCCGGCACATTTGCCGAGCGCCATGCGCTGCTCGACCAGATGTGGGCCGATCTGCTGCGCCGGCCCGACCAGACGCCCACGGTCACCGAGCCGAAAGCGGCAAAACCTGCCGCAGGCAAGGCGGATGTGAAAGAGAGTGACGAAGTCGAGAGCGAGACCACCGATGACAACGGCGAATCCACTGAATTCGCAGATGTCATGGACAAAGCGAGCACCGAAACCGTCGAAGAGACCGCGCCGGAGCAGGGCGACCAATTGGTCGTGCCCGTGGGGGTCGCACCTGCCGACCTGCCGGTGATCGAAGGTGACAGCACAGCGCCGACTGGCGCGCTTGAAGCCGCCATCATCGCATCGAAGGAGAACCATGAGTGAGACGACTGGAAAGAAATGGATTTCATATGGGGATAAAAAATTCCCCATGGACGGCTACACGCTCGAACAGGCCAAGCAAATCATGGCGCGGCACTTCCCCGAGCTGGCCGACCCTGATGTGAAGACCGAGCGCGCCGGCGACGACACGGTTTACGTGTTCACCAAGAAGGCCGGACGCAAGGGGGCAAAGCGTCCCCGATCCTCAGTCCTCGTTACTCGGACAGAGGAACGAGGATCTGGGGACATCGCGCCGACCCGCGACATTCAGTGCGTCTTGCGCCAGGTGCCAGCCGCGCACATTTCGCCGGCGCTCGTCACGGTGGCCATTGCGCTCCGCAACAACTTGCCAGCCGAACCTGACAGCTTGCAGATCGAGTGGCAGCGCGCCGAGTCCGCCGCCGTCGATGCGCTGCATGACCGGCTGCGCGATATCCCGCCGGCCGTCGCGCTCGATGGGGAGGCGCTGCTGTGATCTCGCTCGATGCTGCGCCGACCATCAAACACATCAAGTTGCCCCGCACGTGGCGGGGCAAGCCGGCCAGCCTGCGCCGCTCGTGGCTGGTCGGTGCGTTGTCCCAGGTCGTGCCGGATGTATCGTTCATCGACCTGCTGCGCGAGTTCTGCCCGCAGCAATGGCGCGCGCTGCCGGCCCGCGAGCGTACACAGATGCAATGCTATGCCACTCTGCTCAATCACCTGCCGTTCCCGATCCTGCCCTATGCATATGACTATTTCACACAGTGGAACAGCGGCTACAACGACAGTGACTACTGGTGGTGGGACGGCGTGCCGATCAATGTGCAGGGCTTCGACGACGAAGGCGGTTACATCGACAGCCAGCCGCTCAGCGTGCAGATGATCTGGTACATGGCTTGCTCGGTCGTCATCGATGTGCAGGCCGGCGTCCGCGTGCGCATGCGCCTCAAGGACGAAGAAATTCACAAGCGCGCACCCGATGCGCTGAAGGCCTTCGGCGCGCCGGCGCTTGTGGCATGTGTGCGTGAGGGCATGCCAGAGGTGCGCTCGTGGCTGCTCGATCCGCCAGCAGGGGGCAAGTGGCGCCGGCCCTGGGGCGACCTCAACACGCTGGTGCGCTGGGTGACCAACGACACTGGCTACGGCTGGCTCGACGAGACCACGCTGTATCTCGAAGAGTGCGATTGTTATCCACCTTGGAACGCCGACGAAATCCGCGCGCTGATCGAGAACTGGAACGTCTGCGCACCGATCCTCACCGACATCGGCAATTGTGCCGCGTTCATCGACGCCGGCGGCAAAGACAGACTGATGCTGATGTCGCGCGTCATCCACGGCGACCTCGACGCCATCGAGCAGGTGACCGAATGAAACGAACCACCAAGACCAACAAAACCAAACTGCCGGCGGACGCCTACGACCGCACGCCGCGCTTCACCATCACCGTCACCGACGAAACATGCTGGCTCACACGCCACGATCTGAAGGGCAAGCCGGCCAGCACCTATCCCGTCAACGTCGCCGACCTGGGCGGCGCGTTTCATGGCTTCGAAGCCATGACTGGCCTCTTGCCGCCCGACGTGCTGTTCTGGCAGCGCAAGGCGCAATACGAGCGCATCGCGATCTGGCTGCCGCCGGCGCGCCGCGAGATCGCCTGGCGTAGCGGCAAGCGCGTGGTGAAGCTGAATGTGCCAATGCCGGGCTGGATGTTTCTCGGTGCCGGCACGCAATATTGGATCTTTGCCGCGAAAGTGCGCCCGATGGCCGAGCGCGACGAACTGTTTACGGCGCCGCTGCCCAACATCCACGCCGACGGCATGATCTGTGCCGGCAATGTTGCCTTCCCGCCGTGCACGCTGAGATCCATCCACCAGGCCGCCGACCTGTTCTTCGGGTCCGAGTTCAACCACGACTTGAGCGCAGACAAGATTGCGCCGGCGCGCCCGCATCCCATTGCAAGAAACGAAGTGTCGCAGCGGACGGAATCGCTGCTCAACTTCTATCGCACCATCGCCAGCAGCAAGCGATTCCCGATGCAGCGCCTGTACAGGTATCGCAACGACGTAGGCCACGTGCTCAACATCCAGCGCCAGCCGACCACGCTTGTCGACGAGCATGGCTATGACTACCCCGGCCTGATGGAAGACACAACGGAAGACGAGATGGAATACGGCATGGAGAACGAAGCATGAGCGAGCTGAATCTTGCATGCCATCGCATCGCCGACACGCCCGATTGGCAGGGACTCAACCCGCCGCCGATCAAGGCGCTCGGCTTCGAATACGTGTTCGCCGGCAACGGCATCTTTGTGCGTGCCGAAGACACGCGCATGGAGGCGATGGTGCTGCAGACGCCGGCGTCTGTGGGTGGCCTGGTGCATCTGGAGCCGTATGCGCGCCTGAAAGGCCACGACATACCAGCATCGTGGTTGTGGTCGATTCTGAGCAGCATGCGCCGGCACCTGCCCAATGAATGCGTGTTCCAGATGATTCTACAGCGCAATCAATGGCGCGCGATCATGCCAGAGCAAAGCGCCTTACCCACGTCGGTGCACTTCGACGACAACCCGCTTTCAGTTGTGGACATTCACAGCCACGCAGTCATGGATCCGTTCTGGTCATCCACCGACGATGCTGACGAGCTGGGACTGCGCTTCTACGTGGTGATCGGCAATCTCGATCAGGCCATGCCAACGGCGCGCGCCCGGGTCGGCATATATGGCCTTCACATGGATGTGCCGCTGGCGTCTATCTTCGATGACTTCGGACTCGGCTATCCCGTGCGCGATCTCTATGAATCGGAGGACATCGATGCTGAATCTGCTCGCTGACACCGCGCCAGCGCTCACGCTGCGCCTGCCGCCCTACAAGCACGTCAGACTCACGTTAGTCGGCTGCGGTGGCACCGGCTCGCATCTCGCCAGCGGACTGGCCACGCTGGTGGGCGAGCTGGTCACGCGCAACATCGAGTGTGCGCTCACGCTCATCGACGGCGACACCGTCGAGGCCAAAAACGTTGGCCGGCAACTCTTCGCCAAGGGCGACATCGGCAAACACAAATCGAAGGCGCTCACGCATCGCCTCATGCAGTCGTTCGGGCTGCCGGTGCTGCATCGCGTCACGCCGATCGACGAGCGCGACATCAAGGAAACGTTCGTCGCCAGCGATGCGCACACACTCAATCTGGTCGTCGGCGCGGTCGACAACCCCGCAGCCCGCACGGTTATCGCACAGGCCGTCGACCGCGCCGCCGGCAACCTGTGGTGGCTCGACTGCGGCAACGAACGGCACAGCGGGCAGGTTTGCATCGGCAACGCGCCTACAAAGCAGTCCATGCGCGGGGGCGCCGCGCTCGGCATGATCGAGCGGCTGCCGGCGCCGCATGTGGTGTATCCCGACCTCATCGCCGTGCCAAAGGCAAAGAAGCTGCGAAGTGGCGCGTCATGCGCCGAACTGACCACCGCCGGTGAGCAAGGGCTAATGGTAAATCGCATGGTGGCCGCCCACGCGCTCACCATGCTCGATGCGTTTCTGCGCGGCGACCTGCGCTACTTCGCGCTTGCGTTCGATGCCGTGTGGGGCGGTGCATCACCGCTCGTCATCGACCAGCCGACGCTCTCCCGCGTCTGCGGCGTGACGGTTTAACAACATGTTGACGAAATAGGTAACCCGATTTCGTATCATCTTTTTGGGTAACACGAAATGTGCCGGCGGCTGTCACCGCCGGCACGTGCCACGGAGCGGAGCGACCCAACCCCGCGACGTGATCAGTATATAGGAGCGACACATGCGAACAATCGGACTGGACATGGGCATGGGTGCCACGAAGTTGTGGAGCGACGCCGGCGGCAAGGTGATCCTCTCGCAAGTCGCGATGCCCGTGCAAGAGGACATTGACCTCAAGGCGCTCGGTATGAGCGCCAAACGCCGGCCACTGACGATCCTGAATGGAAGCGGCCGGTTGCTCGTCGGCGAAGGCGCGCATGACGCCGGCACGCCGGTCGAGCGACTTGACTACGACAAACTCGCCGGCAGCCCTGAGATGAAGGCGCTGGTGTATGCCGCGCTGACATCACAAAACACACGTGAGGACGATCCCATCGCGCTGATGATCGGACTGCCGCTCGGCCTCGCCGCTGGTGATGACAGCAAGAAGCGCGTGGACGCCGTGAAATTGTGGCTAGCCGGCGCGCACGTCTGGCGTGCCGACAAGGTCGAGCACATTGCAGTCGTCAATCGCGTCGGCTGTGTGTCTCAAGCGCACGCGGCATATCTCGACTGGTTGCTGACTGCCGCCGGCCAGCCGGCTGGTCGCCAGATAAAAGGGAAGGAAATCGCCGTGATCTCCATCGGGTTCAACACGATTGAACTCTTGGTGTTGCGAGACAACCAAGCCGTTGCGCGTTTCACCGCCGGCGAGAAGCTGGGTGTCAGGCGCTTTCTGGAGCTGGTGAACGAGAGCCGTCGCTCGTTGTTCTCACTCGGCGAACTCGATGTGCGCCTGCGCGCTGGTTCGCTCGATGAACCCGCGGCCCTCTCGAAGTGGGGCGCGCAGGTGCATGGCCACATCGAGCGGAAATGGGGTGATGCTGCTGCTCGTTTTGATCACGTCATCTGCGTCGGCGGTGGCGCGCTGTTGTTGCGTGATGCACTCGGCGATCTTTTTCGCTCGCGCTTGATCGAGAGCGACGAGCCGGTCTTGAGCGTCGCGCGCGGCCTTTACAAGTTCGGCCTCATGCAGGCTGCAAAGTGACATGGGACGCAAACGGTCGCCGGTCCAACTCGTCAAGCGCGTGATCAAAGTGTCGCTGCACCCGGAGCGCGATCAGCGCTTGATTGACCTCATCGATCACGCACCCAACAAGGGCCGGCTGGTCGTTAATGCGCTCGAAGGCCGGCAGCCGGCGCAAACAGAAACGACACCTGATGACCGCGATGATCTGCGCGATGAGCTTGAAGGATTCATGATGTAGGAGAGTTGAAATATGAGTGAGCAAACCAAAACTGTTACATGGGAAATGTTGTTGGCGAATGTTGCTCCGTCCATTCCAGAGCAAGAGCCACGCAGCGTTCAACCTGTGCCGCGTGCCGGGCGGCTGTATATCCCACCCCCTGCCGGTGTGACGATGCCACGCGATCTCGATGCCGAGCGACTGACGGCCAGCAGCGCTGCGCTGCCGGCAGGCTTGAGCATGGAGTTCTCGTTTGCGGTCAAAGGCCGACCGCCGGCGATGTATGTCACCAAGACGACAGCCGGTGTGTCATCGCACTGGGCGACGTTCGCCATACACATTGATCCGGTGTATGGCGAGTGGGAGGGACGCGCGCTGCCGCGTCATGCGCGCAAGTGGCTGGGTCGCACGCCATGGGCGACGGTGCTGATGATCGCGCACGAAGTGCCGGCGTGGTGCATGGGCACATATCCAGACACGCGCCGGCTGCCGGTGGCGCATCTGGTGAGTGACATTGCCAGCATTGCGCGACCGGCCATCGACCCTATTTTGTATGGCGTGATGGTTAGTGGCAAGCGCTGGGGTTTTGTGCCGCTGGCGTCGTGGAGGCTGTGATGGAGGCGTTGCTGATGGCGTTGGCCGCGGTCATTGTTGTTATTGCGGTGGGCACCGTGATCGCGATAGCGGTCGTGGTGACCACAAACCCGCCGACGAACGAATCGCTGCGACACGAGCATCAGCGCAGTCGCTCGTTTTTTGATCAGAGATGAACGATGAGGTAACCCGCAATGCTCCTGATATGCGTTTCGGGTTACTGAGAAAAGCAACATGACGAGGAGGATGGTGGCGACGTTGATCTCATGCGTGATGATTGCGCAGCCAGCAGTTGCACAGTGCACAGTGCCAGGCTGCGAGGAAGCGACGGCTGTGGTGAGCGCAGCGCGTGCGACTGCCCGGGCAGTGATCACGCGCGAAGCGCCGCCGACGGCTACGCCGCTGCCATCGGCGACACTAGCGCCCACATGGACGCCAGCACCGACGGCGACCGACGCGCCCACAGCAACGCCACGACCCACCAACACGCCGGTGCCAACAGCAACCAGTATGCCAACTGAAACATTGGCGCCGACTGCCGCGCCGACGAGCACACCGGCGCCGGACGATGTGCACACGGGGCTGCCTATAGAGCTGTGGTGCGTGATCGGAATTGTGCTGATGTGCGCCAGCGTGGGCGCACTGATGAGGATGGCAAGCAAATGGCGCAAGTGGTGAACAACGACGCCGGCGTGACGACTGAGCGGTCGTCCGGCTGGGGTGCAAACGTGCTGCGCGAAGGGCCGCGCTTCATGCTGTATATCGCCGGCGTGCTCGTCGGCGCGTTCATTCTCGTGCGTTTGTTTGTGGGCGAATTTGTTGCTGATTACAAGGTTGCGCTACTGCTCACCGTTGTGTCGTGCGCACTCATCGCCATTCTGGTTGGTGGCATTCCTGTGCTGATTTGGGTCATTCGTGAGACCAGCAAGGCCAGCGTCGCCGGCGTGGCGCAACAAGTTAGTGAAACCAACCAACTTGTTCGCTCGTCCATCGAGCAGAACAGCGCCGTGATGGGCGCGCTGATTCAGATCACCGGCCAGAGCATGAACCGCACGCCGATCCAGATCAACCCGCCGGCGCAATCGCAGCGCCCGACGCAGGTCGCTAAAGCCGATCTGGTAAAGGCCGGCGACAACCAGATGATCAGTCGCGACATGCTTATCAACATGGCGACCGACATCCACAACCGCATGTATTTGCAGCAGATCCCGCCCACACAGGACAACGTGCGCCGGCTGTGCAACATCACATCGAACGGCCACATTTCAAAGGCGCTTGATGTGCTGGCGGGGTGGGGCATGTGCACGCCGGCGCAGCAGGGCAAGGACCGCGAGTGGATTTACGGGGATGGTGAGATCAATGATGAATAGACCTGACCACATCCGCGTGCGCGCGCGTAGTGAGTTGCACCCCCCTGCCGGCGTGCAGGTGCTGCCCTGCCCGAAAACCGCTGACTTACCCCAGGGTGGGCAGGTGGGTAGGTGGGTGGGTAAGTCTCAGGTCTATGGACACGAGACAAAAACTGGACACGATGCGCCAGCGCGCACGTTGAGCCGCGCCGAGCGCAAAGAGGCGGTCATCACATGGATGGTGACGCACGGCGTTACGAATCGCGCCGCCGTTTTTGCAGGTTGCCCGGAATCGCATGGCAGCGCATCGCTGCATCACAGCGCAATCAACATCCTGCGCAGGGCAGGGTTGATCGAACGGGTGTGGCGCGAATATGTGTTTTGTGTTGACGATGATGTTTTGCGTGACTGGCTCGCGCAGCGCCAACACGCGAAGGAATAAACATGAACAAACGAGAAATTAACTACCCACTCGTTTTTCTCCTTCTTGGAATGGCGCTGGGAATTGTTTTCGGGTTCGCTTTGGCACAGATCATCAGGTAGGAAACACCACTTCGCAGGAATTCATAGTAACCCGAAACGCGCAAACACAGCATTTCGGGTTACTCACAAACACAAAATATGGAACCACTGGCATTTATTCTCAGCGAGACCATCGCCGGCAGGCGCGCGACGCCAGCGCATCTGGAGCGGGGTGCTCGCCTCGACTACGACGCCGACAACCAACAACTCATCATCACGCGCGTGAACAAAGCGCCGGACGAAGCCGAAATGAAAATCTTCGTCGCTTACCTGAAGCGCGTTGGTTATCGCGTATCGAGCAGCACGCCGGCAGAGATCGAGCCAGGCATCAACAGTTGGGTGGGCTACTGTCTGCGGCTAGTGAAGCTGGAGCCGACCGCACCACAAGCCAAACAGGAGAGCCTGTTCTGATGACCGCGATCACCACCAACATCCGCAGCACCGTCGAAAAGGCCTTCGACGGCTTCATCGGCCAAAGCAACGCCGTGTATGCCGTCAAGCGCTCACTGGCCATCGCACTCAGCCGCGAGCCGATCTATCTCGACCGCACGTTCCTGCTGGTGGGGCCGGCCAGCACCGGCAAGACGGATTTGTCGAAGCGCGTCGCCGGCGCGCTCGGTGTGCCGTTCATCCGGCTCGACGGCCACGCCGTAAAGACACGCGAGGAATTGTTCGACATGATCGACGAGAAGTTGTTCACCGTCGGCCAGACCGCCAAGCACACCGGCGAGCAGAGCGGTATGCGCGTCCTGGAATATCCACCTTTCGCGGTGATGATCGACGAGGTGCACACGCTCGGCCTGCGCACGCAGGAGAGCCTGCTCACCGCGATAGAAAGCGACGACCGCAGCGCCGTCATCAAAGGCCGCGATGGTCGCTTCGTCGCGGTGCTCAAACAGGCCTTCTTCATCTTCGCCACCACGAAGGCCAGCGAGCTGGATGACGCCTTCCGCTCGCGCTGCACCGAGATCGTCCTGTCGCGCTACACAGTCGAGGAGGTCGCGCAGATCGTGGCGCGCCGCTTCGCCGATCTGCCGGCGGAGATTCACACCCGCATCGCCATGTGTGGCCGGCGCGTGCCCCGCGCCGCGCTGGACATTGCGCGCGACGTGCGTGACGAGATCGCTATTAGCGAAGGCGCCAACATCGATGAATGCGTGCGCCGCGTCATGCTCGGGCGCGGCATCGCCTCACGCAACGGCCTGACACTCAACGACCTGCAATATCTGGAGGTGCTGGCGCGAGAGGGTGGGCCGGTGGGCGAGCGCCGGCTGCTGTCGATGCTGCCAGATGTCGAGTCCGAGCGCGTGCGCGATGAGATCGAGCCGTATCTCGTGCAGCTTGGCTACATCCGGCAACTGCGCGATGGACGCGAGATCACCCGCGTCAACATCGTGGACCCGCACGGCCTCAGCGGGCGTGAGGCGCTGGACGCGCTGAAGAAGTCACTGGAAACACCCCGGCAACCGGCACTGTTTGCATAGGAGCACATTGAACAAACCACAACCGAACCGCGAACTTGTCATCGAGCAGTCTGAGCAATGCGACCGCTGTCTGATGCTCTACGCCGTCAGCGCGCCGGCGCGCTCGTTCCTCAAAACCGAGTGCATCCTGTTCGGTAATCTCAAGCCGATCTCGCTTGACGAAAACGATGCGCCGCAACTGATGCGCATCATCATCGGGCAGCCGGTAATGCCGAGCGCGCCGGCGCAGGAACCCGTCGTGTTTACCCTGCACGTCTGGCCGAACTACGACCTGCAGCAGGTACGCACGTGGCTGGAGATGTGGCCGCATGTTGGCGAACCGTTCGAGCAAGCCATCAATGAAATCAAGGAGCGCAATGGTCATCACTGAGGAGGCGCGCATCGAGTGTCGTGCCGCCGCGTTGGCCGCATCGGTGCATGCCGGTCAGGCCGACCGCAGCGCGCGCAGCTACATCAGCCACATCGCGCGCGTTGTCGCGCAGTTGCACGATCCCACCGACCGCGTTGTCGCCTGGCTGCATGACGTGGTCGAAGACACCTACATCACGGTCGAAGACATCCGCGGGTGCTTTGGCGACGAGATTGCCGACGCCGTCGATGCAGTCACGCACCGCACCGGCGAGCCGCAGATCGACTACATCCGCCGCGTGCGCGCCAACCCCGTTGCCCGCCGCGTGAAGATCGCAGATTCGACAGACAACTCATCCGAGTGGCGCTATGTCGATTTGCCGGCAGATGTGGCGGTGCGCTTCCGTGAGAAATATGCGCGCTACCTGGTGTGGCTGCGCGCAGAGGAGATGCAATGACTCTGCGCCGGTATCGTGATCCACGCCGGCGCCAGCGCATCCGCGATCTTCGCCGGGCTGAAAGCTGCGAACGCAAGATTGCATATGACAGCCACGCCGAAGCCGATGCCGTGCGCATCGAGATGACGCATGGCCGGCCCAGCCGCATGGCGATCTATCGCTGCGTCGTGTGCGGCAGATATCACATCGGCAGCGACAAGCGCGTCGCAAGGAAGATGAAATGAGCGCGATCCCAACCGAAGCCCTGAGTCAGCATATCGCCATCGTCGGCAAAACCGGCAGTGGCAAGAGCTACACCGCGCGGGGCATCGTCGAGTCGCTACTCGACCGCAAGCAGCGCGTGTGCGTCATTGATCCCACCGGCGTGTGGTATGGCCTGCGCTCCAGCGCCGACGGCCAGCACGCCGGCTATCCCGTCGTCATCTTGGGCGGTGAGCATCGCGACGCGCCGATCTCTGAGACCAGTGGCAATGCCGTCGCCGAGTTGATCGCCACACGCAATCTGCCGCTCGTCATCGACCTGAGCGACATGCTCATCGGTGCACGGCAACGCTTCGTGACCGAGTTCGCCGAGGCGATCCACCGACTGAATCGCGCGCCGCTGCACCTGATCATCGATGAGGCCGACGAATTCGCGCCGCAGAATCCGTTGCCGGAGTCGAAGCGCATGCTGCATCAGGTAGACCGCATCGTGCGGCGCGGCCGCGTGCGCGGCTTTCGCGTGATGATGATCACGCAGCGGCCGGCGGTGCTGCACAAGAACGTGCTCACGCAGGCCAACACGCTTATCGCCATGCGACTGACGGCGCCGCAGGATCGCAAAGCCATCGAGGCGTGGATATCTGGACAGGCCGATGATGCGGAAGGGCGAGAGGTGTTGCAATCGCTCGCGCGCCTCCAGCGTGGCGAGGGTTGGGTATGGGCGCCGGAACAGGGCGTGTTGCAGCGCGTGGCATTCCCGCGCATCAAGACCTTCGATTCTGGCCGCACGCCCGACGGGGACGAAGCGATCACCGAGCCGGCCACGCTTGCGCAGGTTGATCTCAGCATCATCAGGCAGTCGCTCGCTGAAGCGGAAGAGCAGTCGAAGGCCAACGACCCGCGTGAGTTGCGCCGGCGCATCGCTGATCTGGAGCAGCAACTGAAGCGGCAGCCGGCCCCATCGCCCGCAGCGCCAATCGTGCAGCGTGTCGAGGTGCAAGTGGTGCCGGCGGAGATCACGGCAGCCGGGCGCGAGTTGAATGCGGCGATCACAGATGCACTCAACAACGTGACTGCATTGCAGAACCGGCTGCAGGCGTCCATTGAGCGATTCAACCAAGCGCTAAGCGAGGCAACAGCCAAACAGGCCGTAGTGCATGTGCCGGCCGTTGACAGCTCACGGCGCGTCGATCCGGCCCTGGCCGATCTACGCGCACGCAACTACCTGCGCGTCAACGCTCCACGTCAGCCAGCCAGCGCCGGCGGGGTGGGGCTACCCAAAGCGGAGCGCGCCATCCTGACTGCGCTCGCACAATACCCAGCCGGTCGATCAAAGCGCCAGATCGCCATCCTGACTGGCTACGCCATCAACGGCGGCGGATTCAACAATGCCGTCAGTGCGCTGACCTCGAAAGGCTACATTGAGCGCGCCGGCGACCAGTTGGTCGCGACCGACGCCGGCCTCGATGCACTCGGCAACTGGACACCGCTGCCGAGCGGGGCCGCGCTGCTGGCGCACTGGCTGAACCAGCTTGGCAAGGCCGAGCGTGCCATCCTCGAAGTGCTCGCCGGTGCATGGCCGAAATCGCGGACGAAGACTGAGCTGGCCTTTGCCACGAACTATTCAGCCGACGGCGGCGGGTTCAACAACGCGCTGAGCCGGCTGCGCACGCTGGAGCTCATCACCGGACGCAATGAACTGAGGGCAAGTGAGGAATTATTTGATTGAGAAATTGAATTTCTGACGTTTTCTCAGAAATCGAATTTAGCCTGCGGGCATTGCTTGAGTTCACAGGCAATCCAATAAAACGATGAAAACGAACACCGGAAACATCCCAGTCAGATTCTTCCATGCGCAGGATGGGTTCCCACCCAAACTGCTGCAGGAGACATACGTCGACGAGCTGCCAGAAGTGGGATTGAAGCTAAGTGAGAAAGTCCCAACCGGCTTCTGGCTATACACGGTGACTGCTGTGACCCAGGAATCCGATGGGGTCTGGCGTATTGACATGCGCCCAGGCCACACCGAGCCAAATACGACTGATCTGAACAACGTCGATATGACGTTCTGAAACTCGATTTACTAGGCGCGATAAGCAGGCGTTATCGCGCCTAGTAGTGACAAAGTGAGGAAATGACAGAGATCGTCCTGCAAACCCCGCTGCCCATCTCAGTGTCGCTCAGCGATGCCGAAAAAGACAGCATTTCCAAATACCTGAACGCTTCGAAGGCCGGCAACACACGCCGCGCCTACGCCAAGGCATGGCAGGCTTTCAAAACCTGGTGCGAGCAGACCAAGCGCGAATCGTTGCCGGCGCAACCGGTGACGATCATCACCTACCTGTCGCACCTGGGCGACGCCGGCTACAAGGTCAGCACCATCGAGCAGGCGCTTGCCGCGATCACCTTCATGCACCAGCAGCGCCCTGGGCAATATAACCCGGGCAAAGACCAGATGGTGCGTACAGTCATGGCCGGCATCCGTCGCGAGAACGGCACCCGGCCACTGAAGAAGGATGCCTTCACGACGGAGCAGCTCCAGACCATCATCAACGAGCTGCCACGCGACCTGCGCGGACAAATGTCGAAGGCCATCATCCTGCTGGGCGTCGGCAGCGCGCTGCGACGTGGCAACCTGGCCGCGCTGAAGGTGAGCGACATCGTTGTCACATCGCACGGCATGACGATCTATATTGCCCGCTCGAAGACCGACCAGGAGGGCCGCGGCGCAGAGAAATACGTGCCGCGCCTGTATCACGACCTCTGCCCGGTCGCCGCCTACGAAGCGTGGATCACCGCGTCAGGCATTCAAGCCGGCGCCGTCTTTCGCAAGATCGGCCGCAATGACAAGGTCGAAGATCGCGATCACATCAACCCGGCAACCGTGGCAAAGATCGTCAAGCTGGCCGCCGAAATGGCCGGACTGGACTCTGCCCCCTTCGCAGGCCACACGCTGCGCGCTACTCTACCCACCCTTGCATCGATGGCCGGCGAAGCCGAGTGGAAGATTCAGAAACAGACTGGCCACAAGAGCGAGCGCGTTCTGCGCGGTTACATGCGTAGTGACGCTGCTGCGCAAGGCGACGTGGTGCGCGCTGCTCTGAAACCACAAAACTGA